CTTTATAAAACACTGATTTTAAACAAGTTGAAAAATATTTTGTAAAAATCTACAAAAATATTTTTGATTTTATGAAACATTTTTAATAATTTTGCGTTTAACAAAGTACAAACAAAACAAAAACACTAACCACTAAAAACATAAGAAAATGAAAACAATAGACACAAAAACAGATACACAACGCCACGGCGAAATGTCGAGGCTTGTTAGCGAAGTTCTTTCTAAGAAAAAAGTTCGCTACGAAATTGACACAATTGGCGTTTTGGAGTTGGAGAAAACGCCTGAATGGTACACTGCAACATTCTATTGGGGCGAAAAATGGCGGATGCACGTAACCAACTCTGCCGAGGCTCTTTACGATTATCTTTGCGGCTTTATAGACGCAATCTATATCTAATACTAACAGGCGGCGCGATAACATCAAACCGCCACAAAAACGCGAAGAAAATGAGAGAGGATTTAATTGCATTGTTTGCGAAAATTGCCCAAACCGCCACAATCGCAAATTATCAACATATCGGCTACAAGGTGCTGTTTGACACCGTGCTGACCGCCGACGACATCAACAAAATCAACGAATTGTGTAAAAGATACACTTACCGTTGGATGTTGACGATATTAAACGACAGATTTTGTTTAACGATTTTTAACAAATAAAATTATGAAATATTTTATCTCCAAAAAAATCCGTGCATCAGTAGAACGCAATGCCGACGGCACGTTGAAACTGACAGACCTCAGCGGCAAAATACCGCAGCCACTTGCCAACGCGGGCGCATTGATTATGTCCTTCGGCAGCATCGACGGTTTTCTCGCCCGTTGTGTGGATGAGGCGCAGTACAAGGCTTTTTTAGAAAATCAAGCGTACCTTGCGTCGCCCGAATATAAGGCGCAGAGAGAGGCGCAACGTGCCGCCGCCGCAGAGCGTCAAAGAGTAGCGACAGCCGAAAAAAACGCCGCAATAAAAGCAAAGTACGACGCTTTGCTTGCTCAAAACAATGGCGTAATCCCCACGACGGCAGAAAATGTCGCAATCGTCCTCCGCTACCTTAACACCCGAAATTGGGGCGGTTGGGAGTTGCCAAAAATGACAATCGGCTACACTTGCAGCCAATATGACTGCGACGGCAAACAAGCCTCCGCAATGAAGCTCGACAAGGCAATCCCTGACGGTTACGACGGCAAATCCGACAAGTTTTGTGTCGGTGCGCCTCGCGGTTACCTCAACAAGTACACACGAATTTAGTAGTTAGTTGTTTTGATTGTTTGTTACGCCCTGCATCGGCAACGGTGAGGGCGTTTTTTTGTGCCGTTTTTCGCACGAAGCAGACCACGGCATAATATCCACCCAAAACAAACAAAACGCCTGAAAAACGCAAAAAAATCAGCCGTTCCGCCGCGCAATGTGCTCCATCATAAACTTGTTTATGTCCGCCTTTGACGTCAGCACCTCGCCCTTGTCCCTTTCCTTGCCCTTTTTCTTGTCGGGGTTGTAGGACGGCAGCGTCCGCGAGTACATAATCAGGTTTTCATACGATATGTCGTACAAAACCACGTCAAACGGCACGTTGAAGGACTTTACGAAGCCTGCGGCTGTCGCCCAGATGCTGTCGTTCCTTTCGTCGCTTTCAGATGGTTTACTCGGTGCAGGGAAGTAATAGAAACCAAAAAAAAAGCCACGTCCATTGTGCCGAATACCTTTATGAGCATTTCCGTTATGTCCTGCGGCGTGAGCGTCTCCTTTATCACCCTTGCCAACTTGTCGAGGCGGTGCGACCGGCACACCGTGAACCCAAAAACCTTGTATTCCTTTCTTGCCGCCTTTGCGCCGAGGACAATCATCGCCAAGATGCGCTCCATGCCGTCGTAATGTCGCGCCACCCTCAGCACCTCGGACACGGGATCGTCGGGGGTCTCGTCGTACTCCACGTCCTTGTATTCCGCAATCATCGCCGACACCTCAATTATCGTCGCCAACGTCGGGCGCGGAACTTGGTATGTCTTTTTGCCTATCCTTACTTCTATCGGCTTTTGCAGTATAGCGTCCGCCGTTCTCTCCTCAACGTTTTGAGAGGTATTTTGAGCCTTTTTGTTGTCTTCCATTATAATTATCGTTTTTGTGTTTTGATGCCCTGAATTATAAAAAGAGGGCGGGTTTCACGCCGCCCCCTCGGTGAGTTGATAGTTGGATGGTTGATGGTATTCTTTTAGTCGCCGCTCTGTGCCGTTCCCGCCGCCTGCAAAACCTTGAACGAGCCGCTCTTGCCGCTTGTCGTGGTGAGCGTTACGACAGCCTCGCGCTTGCTTGTGGTGGCGTTTGCCGTAACGGTAACGGTAACGGTCTTGCCGTCGCTGCCTACCTCCGCAGTCGCCCACGTCTCGGAAGATGAGGCTGAGAGGGTGTCGGACGCTCCGACCTCAGCGACAACAGTCTGTCCCGTGGTGTCCGCTGTGTTGGCAAAGGCAAGGTAGTTCTTGTCGGTGTTGATGTTGGACGCTGCGACAAACGCATCCATAATCTCGACGCGACCCTTTCCTACAAGTCCGTTGAAGGTGTAACGCCAAATCATGCCGTCTGCGACGGTGTGGCTCTCCACGCACGATACTGAGCATTTCCACAGCACGAAGCCGTAGGTCTCGGGGTCTTCGGGGGTGAGCCTGATGGCGTAGTTCTTGGAGATAACGCCGTTAACGTCCGCAATGGGTTTCTGAAATCCTTTCTTTGCGTAAAGGTCGAATGTCAGGGAATACTTGCTTGCCTTGCGGTAACTGTCCACAAGACCGCCGCCCTCCTCCAAATACTCGGTGTTGTCGCCCTCTTGGGTCTCCATGCTTGTCGTGCCGTCTTTCGGGGTGTCAATCTTGACCCACGGGGACATGTTGTCGTCCGCGTCAAGTTCGGCAATCTCGATAATCGGCTTTCCGTATGATAATACTGCCATTTTCTTTGAATTTTAGGTTGTTAGATAATCAAACTTTATTTTGACGGAAACAAAGAACTCCTCGGTGTCAGGCTCGGCGTAGTTGCCGACGGCATCAAAAAGCCGTATTCCGTTGTATTCGGGCAGGAGCGCAAGGAGTTCTTCGGGGAGGCGGTCAACAAGCCGCTCTATGGCTGCGATGCGCCGCTTGTCGGGAACTATCCAGCCGTCAGAATGTTTCGCCTGCGGTTGCAGATAGACCATCACAGACACCGTCCCCTCCTGCATTTGCTTCGCCGACAACGAGGCGACCTTGATAATGACATCTTCCTTTTTCGAGCCTTTCGGACGTATGCCGTACTTATAGACATCACCGTTGACTTCGTGCGCCAATTCGGTCTTTTTGACCGCGTTGTAAAAGTCCTGTTCTATGTCGCTCCACGTCTTCCTCATTGTGCATTTATTTTGTCGCAAAACTCCTTGAATTGCCTTTCTGCGTTGATTACCGCGCTGTCGAGTACGTCGTACCCCCTGACATGCACGTCCATCGCATATTCCGCGCCCGCCACTATGATTAAGGCGAACCCCTCGCCGTACTTGCCGACCTGCGCCATTGCGCACTGCCGACCCTCCGCGCTGATGAAGTCCTCCGCCACGGGCTGTCCGTCCGCCGTGACGAGGAAGCCGATGCTGTTGTGCAGCCGCCCCGTCCTGTTCTTGTACGTCCCCCCCTTGTCGGGCAGACTTCGCGCTATCTCCACGCTCTCCTTTCCTATCTCGGCAAGGCGCGTGATTACGATGTTTCGCATCTTCTCCCTGCAAGCCGCCTTTAAAGCGTCAACCGATGCCTTTGACGGTGGAATGAGCTGCGCCTTTATCATACCGTAATCCTTGTTTGGTTTACGATTGGCGACACCTGCCGCGTCCTCACGGAAAACTCGCCCAAGAGTGCCTTCGCCTTGTCGTACAGCCTGACGCGCTCGGACACGGCGTCCATACGCCTGAAATACACCGTGTACGTCGGCTTTTCATAGCGTATTCCGCTCTCCGTCTTGTAAGCGTCGGTGTTGCGGTTGCCCTCGATGCAGGCGGGAATGTAGTCAGACCACTGACCGCCGCCGCTTATGGGGTTGCCGTCCTCGTCTATGAGCGTCTGCGCCGTCAGGTATTGTATGTAGCCGTTTTCTATCATTTCAGGGTGGATTGCTTTAAAAGACAGCCGCAAAACCGAAGTCTTACGGCTGTCAGATAAAAACTGCTGCTATTCCTTGCTGCGCTTGCGCTTGTTGGGTATCGTGTCGTCTGTGGGGGTCAGCATTTCCAAGTCTGGGGTCGCAGCCGCCTTTTCAGGCTCTTTGACCGCCCCCTTTTCGCCTTCCGCGAGCCCGTATTCGACAAGCCTCGCCGCCCTCTCGTCATCGACCTCGATTACGTCGCCGACGCTGTAAGCCTTGGAGAAGTCGTTGATGTCGCGGAATGGTGCTTTTACAATTACCTTTTTCATGTTTCACCCCCTTTTTTTACTGCTGAACGGTCTGCGAATCCAACAGGTAGATGCGGTCAACGTTGTTGAGAATCGGCACTGCCATAGCCTGCGATGCGGTGAACTCGCGCCACGGGTCGTTTTCGGCGTACTGGGAAACGAGGATGAAGTCGTCCACGTCCTGATACAAAACGCCGGGGACACGGCGGGTGCTTTCCACGGTGGTAGTCCACACAAGAGAGCCGATTTTCTTGTCGCATACGAAAGATGCAACGCCAGTCGCCCACGATGTCATGTTGGTGCGCACGCCGTTGAGTTCTGTCTTGAACTTGCGGGCTACGCGGTGGAGCGTCACGCCGTACTTCCTCATAAGCACGTCCGCAGCCTGCTCGAATGAGAGGACGGGAATGTTGGAGCCAGCAAAGCCGAGGTTGAAGGCGTACTGCGTCTTGACTTGGTCGTTTGCGTAGAACTCTTTGAGCCACGTGTCGTCGGCGTAGATGTCGGTGATTACGTTGCCGTCCGCGTCCGCCTTGTCAAACACCTTCTGTAAGTCGTCAAGTGCCTTGCCGCTCGAAGTGTTCCACCTTGCGGCGACGCCGAACTTGTGGTCGTTTTGGAAGTTGAGGTCAATCCTCACGCCCGTGCCCGTCGATTTGTCGGCGAGACCGATGCCGCTCGACATCTCGGACTGCAAGATAGCCTCGATGCGCTCGTAGATGCTCTCGATGCAGCGGGGAACGTCTTGGAAAAGGTTGTTGAGGATTACTTGGGTGTAACGACCGTTGCCGTTCTGCGAGATGAGCGCGTCAATCTTCTTAACTTGGTTTTCGGTCATACACATCTTCAAGCCGAGCTTGGGAATCTCGCCGTTTACGACCTCGATGCTGTCGCGGCTCTTGATGGGCAGCGAGGAATCGAGGGAGATTACGTCGGCGGTGATGCGGCTGTTTTTTGCCAAGATGCTCGCCCAGCGTCCGTCAACCGAATAGTCGGGGGTGAGCAAGTCGCGGAAGAGGTATGTGAGTTCGCCCCTCTTGTCGTTCAACTTTTCCGCGACGGAAGTAACCAATGTCGGAAAAGTCTTGTTTACGTAGTCAAAATAAAGTGTCTGTTCCATGGTTAAGCCTCCTCGTCAGAAATGAATTGAACATCGGTTAACGCCGCCTTGATTGCGGAAGTGTACGCGGGAAGTCCTGCCGCCTGAGCAGCCGCCTCGTTGACAACGCCCTGAATGAGGATGCTGCCCTGCGGGTCTGTTCTGGTGATTGTGCGGTAAAGGATGCCGCATACTGCGAAGCCCTCGGTGATAGTGCCGTAGGTGTCGGGGTTGGGTGCTGTTCCCGCCGTGATGGGGTGCGGACGGTAAACGATTGCGCTTGACACCGTTCCCTTGATGATTACCGTACCCGCCTTGATGTTGTCGCCAGTCCAGCCTGTGAAGTCAATCGTCCTGCCGCCCGGAATGTCGGAGACGAGCTTCGGGACGATTACGTCGTCCTTGGTGAACACGACCTCGGTCTGTGAAATGGTTAAGTTACGTTTCATTTTAGGTGCTGTTTAATTCGTATTAGAGGTTCTGGACGAGTGCCTCCGCAATCTTGTCCATCTGCGCCTTGACCTCAGTGGAGTTTCCGCCGCCAAGGTTGGGGACGCTGACGCCATCCTGCGGCAGCATGTTCGCCCTAATGTTGTTTGATACCGTGGTGAGCATGTTTATGATTGCCGCCTCATCTGCGTTGTCTGGGATGTTGAAGCCCTCACTGATGCGCCATTTGGGTATCTGCAATTCCTCAGCTTTGCCGAGGATAAAATTTCTGCGGTTCTCCGCCGCCTGTGCCGCCTTGTAGTCCACGTTTTCCTTGACGAGTGCCTGCACTTGTTCGGCGAGGCTCTTGTTTGTGGCGAGTATCTCCGCCGTCTGCTGTGCGTTTGCATCCGTGTAGGACTTCATCTGCTTGTTAAAGTCGTCGATGAGGCTCTTGCGGAAGGCTTCGACATTAAAGGCGTTTTGCTGCGGTGGCTGTGGCTTGTCCTCGGTCTTTTTTTCCGACTTCGGCTCGGTCTTGGTCTCGGTTTCGGGTGCCTTGCCTGTGATAAAGGCGAGCAGGTCGTTTTTGCGCTTCTCAAAGTCCGCGCTCTGCTGTTCCGCCTTTTTCTGCAACTCCTCCAACTGCGCTTGCAAGGCTTGTTTCTCTTTGAGTTCCTGCTGCTGTTTGAGCAGTTCGGACTTGGAGAGTTCCTGCTGCTGTTTGAGTTCGTCGATTTGTTTCTGCAACTCCGCCTGCGTCTCTGCCGCCGTTTTGGTGAGGTTCTCCTTGTCCTTTGCGTTGTTTGCGCTTGCCTTGGAGAGTGCGTCCGCCACCCTTTTGTCGTTAGAGGTCTGCACTGCGCGGAGACCCGTTTCCTGTGCCTTGACCACCGCGTCGAGGTTTTCGTCTGTTACGAACCCCAAAGATGCGAGGGTTTCTGCCTGCGCTTGGAGAAGCGCGTCGCCCAACCCAAGCGAGGAATACGCTTGTTTTAAGGCGTTAAAAATTTTGTCCTTCATTGTTCAAAAAAGAATTGAGTTAATGGTTTTTACAGCCGCAAAATAAAGTGTTAGGAATACACAAAAAAAGTTGTATAAAATTATAATGATGTAATATGTTGATTTTTAGGCGTTTGCGGCTGTCTTTGTCGGCGTATGTGATAAATAAATAATATATCAGTGGGGTGTGATTAAACAAATAAGGGGCGGCATCCGCCACCCCTGAAACAAACAAACTGATTAACAATCAAAATGCAAAAGTTCAACTATTCCTTTGTTTGGCTTTGCGCGGTTGGCTGCGCCTTTGTCGCGAGTTCCTGAGCCTGTTTCTGCGCCGCCGCGTCCTTTATCGCTTGTATCTCCGTCTCGGGTGTCTTGGTCAGGGCGAGCAACTGCACCGCCGTCTCCAACGTCACCAACCCTGCGGAATAGGCTTGCAGCACAAAGGATTTCTCGTTTTGGTTGTCCTCGGCGAAAGGCTCGGTGTAGTCAAATTGTATTTGCAACTCCTCAAACGCCTTTTCCAACTCGGGGTGTTGGTAGCCGAGGATTGCCTTGATGAGGTTCTTGTCGCGGTCGATGAGTTCGGAATAAATCTCCTTGCGGTTGTCCGCTTTCAAAAAGCCGAGTATCATTGCGTTTTTGATAGCCGCGCCGCTGACAGAGCCGAAACCGCGCATATTTTCAAAGGAGAAATCGGGCGTGAACGTGTCGAAAAGTATTGACTTCTCCAAGTTTTCCTGCTCCGCACGGCGTGTCTCCGACGACATAGGCGGGTTCACGTAGTCAAATACGGAGTTTGAGCCGTTCAGTTGTATGAGTTTGCCCGTCGTTTCGGGACTTGCTAACGATTGGATAACGTCGGCGGAAGCCTTAGCCACGGGGTCGGCGAAGTAGTTGTTGGTGTCGCCCATCTTGCTGTCGAGCATTTCCTCACGCTCCAAACGAGGCTCCACGCCGTCCCACGCTTTCGGCTGTCGGTAATAGATAACGTTGATGCGCTTTGTGGGGTTCGGACGTGAGGTCACCGTCCATTCCATTTCGCCCTGCGTACACTCGAAGATGTCGTCCTTGGTCTCTATTTCCCAATGCTGCACGGTCTTGTTGTCCGCGCCCTTGGTCTTATACCCGTATGCGAAAGACACGAGGTCGCCGTATTGGTTGAACAAGGGGCGGATGTCGTAACCCGTGGAACGAGCCAACACCACCGTTTTCACGCCGATTTTGCCGTTTTCGTTGTATAAGTGGTACAATTTTGCGCACTCCGTTTCCGCACCCGCCAATCGCTTTATTTGACGCATCTTGGCATCAAAACGGCTGTCCCTGATGAAGTCAAGGAACAACTTATAGGCATTGTCGTCGCCGTCAAGTTTCGTCCACCTGAGCGGAGAGCCGAAAAGGAAGAACAACTCCACCTCGTTGATGTATTTCTGCCGATTGCGCGGCAGTTTCTCGGTGATGTAGGGGCGGTCGTTTTTGCGTGGTTTGTTCCGCCGATACATTACCTTGTGTGTTTGGGGGTTGTATTCCTTGATTGCGTTGTCCACCTCCTCCTCTCGGTTTTGGAACAGGGAGAGCGCGGCGGACACGTTGCCGTCCTGCAAATATCGGTACAAGTCCCCCTCGATGCCTTGGGCGTTCAGGGTCTTGGACTTGAATTTGGTTATAATTTCTGAGATATAGTTTAACATTTGCGCCTTGTTGGTTGGTTGTTATTTCAGGCGCAAAATAAGGCATAAAAGCGACGTTTTAAAAGTCGCAAAGTGCGGAGGCTAAAACGCAAATGGTTTCACTTCTCGCCGTTTTTCTATCCAACGAACAACACCCATTTTAATGGTTTTGGCTGCCTTGGTAACTACGACGAGCCTTACATTGTGAAAGTTGCCTTCTTTTGCCGTTTTTTCGGCATTTTTTAAGGCTGTTACGTTTCGGGTGTTGTCAAGCCCATCATATTTGCGTTTTTCTCCAAAACCTGTGATTTTAAAGAAAAGCGTATCGCTTATTACTTGGTCTTTGCCCGCAATTTCACTATCACCAACAAGATATGCGGTTTTTTGTATTATAGCCATTTTTTTATATTTAAAGATTAAAATACTCTACCCCGTCGGGGGTTGTTACTTTGAGTTTGTCGCCCTCGATGCAGGACTTGTACTCGGGCAAATCCCACAAGATGCCGTCGGCAAAATACTCCTTGGCAATTTCTTTTGCTGTGTATGTTTCGTGTATCATTTTTTTAGATATTTAGTGGGCGGTTTGATGCTGTCGCGCCGCCCGTGTTGTTACTATGTTAGAAATTTGGGTCGATGTATGTGCGGGCGTAACCCAAAGTGCAGTAAACGTTGCCATTTGCCGCTGCGTAGCCAACCTCGAAACATACGCCGCATTTGCGCACCGAAAACCATCCCAACGTGTTGCCCGTTGACTTGTCGCTCACCTCGCACTCGCCCTCGTAGGGGGACGTGTGCTTGTACTCCAACTCCTCAACCCTGAATCGGCTGCCCTTTACCTCGGTAATCACGCCGCCGCGCTTGTCGGAGTAGTAAACTACCGTCACCTTCTGACCGACAAAGGGGTGGTTCTGTATTTCTTTGAAGGTTGCCTTAAACTCTTTTTTGAGTTCGTCAATCTTGCCATACATTGCGCGAGCCTCATCGCCCCTTGCATTGCTTTTGTGGGCAGCTTCGAGCCTTGCCTCAATCTCTCTGTCAAGTGCCTCATACTTAGCTTGGAGGTCTTGTCCGTTGATTGTTTCGATTGTTGCCATTTTCTTTGCGTTTTAAAGTTAGTTACTTTGTTTGTTGTTTGTACTTATTTAAACGCAAAATTATATAAAATGTTTCACAAAACACAAACTTTTTTCAAAGTTTTTTCAAAATATTTTTCAAATGCCTAAAAATAAGCAATTTACAAAGATATTTTTTTTGAATATTTTTTTTGATTGATTGATATTTTATATAAATCTTACATCTATATATATGAATGTTTCAGGGTGCAAGATTTTCTTTTGTATGCCTGTTTTTCTTTGATTTTAGGCATTTATAAAAGATTGTTGATTATTGCATCAATACAGACAAAAAACACCCCTAAAATCGAAAATCTTAAAACATCATTATATATATGTAAGTCAAAAACAAAGAAAATATAAAATATTTTCAAAATTTTTATCTTTATAAAACACTGATTTTAAACAAGTTGAAAAATATTTTGTAAAAATCTACAAAAATATTTTTGATTTTATGAAACACTTTTAATAATTTTGCGTTTAAATAAGTACAAACAAAACAAAAACACTAACTTTTAAAATTTGGAGGGCTGAAAAATGAAAACGACATTAGAAAAAATATTCAAAGACTACAACAAAACCATCCGCCATCTTGGGTACAGCGACACTTGGGTGGTAAAGATAGAAGGCGTGCTGAAAACCGACACCATAATGGAGTTGGTAGCCGAGGGTTATCAGTTTGAAGTAGAGCCACAAGGCGATCGCCGTCTTAACGTAAAAATTGTCTAACATTCAAAAAACGCAAAGAAAATGAAAACAGACGACGCAACATACATTAAGTCAAACACGGTGGTGGCGGTTGCCCTCTCCAAATTCTCAAAAAAAGAATTTCAGGCTGTCCTGAACTCCAACGAAACAGCCGCCAACCGCCAAAAAACGGCGCAATCACTTTGCGACTACCTTTGCGGCAAATTCAAAATGCCGCGTGTTTCGGTGGTCGTAACAGACAGGGCGCAGCCTCATTCTACAAACAGCCGAGGCAGCCTGCACTCAAAGACGCTCGGCAATTACGCCCCTTTGTCTATGGTGATAACGCTGTTTAACAAAACCGCCGTAAAACGGCAAATTGTGGCGATAAAGACACTTGCAGACACTTTGCTGCACGAATTTATCCACCACTACGACTACACCCGCCTGAATTTGGGCGCATCGCCGCACACGGCGGGATTTTACCGCCGTATCGGAGACCTGAAAACGAAATTAAGTTAAACATTCAAAACACAACATTATGACCGTACAACAAATCATCGACGCCCTCAGTCAGTTTGACCCTGACACCGAGGTAATGACCGCCGCACCGTCCCACGACTATTGGGGCACGGTAACCGCCAACAAGGTCGGCACAATCGACACCGCCAACGTAACGTACAGCGACTACCACAACACTCACAAGGTCGTGGACGACGAAAAAATTTACAATTACGACGGCGACGAAGTAAAAGAAGTCGTATTACTCTCAATGTAGACCACGGGGGGGACGGCAATCCCCCCCCCACTAAAAACCGCTAAATTATGGCACAAAAAAGCATTGTTAACAAAGTAATTTTGTGGTGCTACAACTATTCACGCCCCGAAGATTTTATCGCAGAAATCGAGCCAAGGGGCAGCGTGATGTACGCCCACTACCTCAACAAGTGGACGGCAATCGCCCACCGTTATTCAGGAGCGGACGTTTTCTGCCGTTTCTATCTTGAACTCGACATCGAACACCGCGAAAAATTCGATAAGTTTTTAACAGAAAAATACAAAGGATAATGGCAACAATGACTAAAAACGGCGTTTCTACCTGCAACGCCAACGGCACGGAGAAATACGAAAAATTTTCTACCCACAGCCGCAAAACACCCACCGCATATCACTACGACTACCGCACGTCTGACGGCGAACTCTTCTCAATCGTCCGTCCCACCCTTGCGGAGTGCCGCGCCGAAAGGGACAAGTGGCTTGCAAACAGGTAACAGACAGACAAACAAAGGGACACCGCAGCAATGTGATGCCCCTTGTTTTACAATTTTATTCCTTGTTTTTCGACCCATAGGCGCAATGCCGCCTCTATCACTTCCGACTTGTTGGGTTGCATCTGCATAAATGCGTACAAGTCGGGGGACAGCCGTGCCGCCACGGTCTTTTTTGCGCCTGCGAATTGCGATTTTCGACCCGCGCCGCGCCTATATCCGCCCCATCCGTTGTTCTTGGGTTTTTCCGCCTGAGCGGGTGCCTCGGTTGCTGTGATGTTGTCCTTTTCTTCCATAGTATTAAAATTTGGGTGCAAAGTTAATAATTTGATTTAATTTTACAAATTCAAACCGTAAATTCGGCATATTTCCGCCTTGACCGTCTCGCTCTGTATCTGCGCCGCCCTTGCCCTGCGCTCGCTGGTGTCCTTCACCCTTGCAAACGCCCTTTTGACGGACAGCAACTCCCTCGCCTCATCGTCCGTCATTCCTTGGATTTGGAACGGCTTTTTTGTCGGTGTCTGCGTCGCCACGGTCTGCATCATAGGCAGTTCAGGCTCGGCTGTCTGTGTCGCCGAGATAGCCGCCCTTGCCTCCGTGGTAGGTGCGGGAATGGGTGTCGGTTCGGCAATTTCGTTGACGGGCTGTTTTGCTTTGTCGGCACGGTCTTTTTGGAACAAAAAACACTTGTACCAATACGCCGCATCGTGACCATCCACCTTGTCGGTAGTCGCCGCCTTATCTTCCTGACGCTTGATTATGTAGGCTACAATGAGGGTGTAAGTGGTGTAAATGCCGAAATACACGCCCACCACGGTCTTGAAGTTCTCGCCGTGTACGCTCAAATGGGAATACACGGCGAAACCGTCCAAAATCGCAAAACACACCGCCGTAAAAGCCGACTGCAACTTGAACAATGAGAGGGTGGAGATGAGGCTGTATGTCAGCGCGAAAAAGACCATAAGGGCGGTCATTCCACGCGACACCTCCGCGCTCGCCTCTATCATCAGGCTTGCATTTGTGTATAAAAGGTTAGCACATAAGGCGATTAAAATTATTTTTAGTATCATTTTTCCATTTTTTAAAATAATTCCAATACATATTGACCGTGTTTGTCGGTCTTTGTTGTGGTCTTTGGTTGTGCAGTTGATTTCACAACCACCGCCGTGTAGGGGTAACTTCCGTCCCCTATTTGGCGGTAAAAGTGCGCACAATTGAAGATGTAGGCAGGTGTGAACCACGCCTCGGTGTATTTCAACATCAGCGCGTCGCCCTTTCGCACCACGGCAGGAACGCCAAGCACTGATAAGACAAGATACGTCATGTGTACGCATCGGCTGTCTATGTCGCCACAATCAACGAAGATGTTATGGGCGTAGTTTATCCGCAGTTGCATCAGTTTTTCGATTGCGGCGATAATAAGACCGCCCGCGCCGCAGGTCGGCTCGTAGAGAGTGAACACGGCATCGGGGTTTCCGTTTAGTTTCGCCCTCACCTCGTCCTCACGCACCGCCATCTGCGCCGTAACCTTTGACACGGTGTAGGGCGTGAAGTACTGCCCCATTCGGGAGTTGGAAGTGCCGCTCTCCATATAGAGTTCGCCGCACCAATCGCACAACTCGCCCGCGTCCATTGATGCCTTGATGTCGTCCATCAAAAGACCAAGAGCCACCGTAAACTTGTGGAATTGCTCATCTGTGTACTTTTTGCGTGTGTTTTCGTACCGCTCCTCATACACTTGCCGCGTTTTGCCGAGGTGTACGGCGTTGCGGAAACTGATTGCGGACAACTCGAAAAAGTCGGCAATCACCGTGTAGAAGTCGCGGTCGGTGAAACTCTCGAAGATACGCCTTATATCTCGCTTGTGATTGAACATTTTTCATTTCTTTGGGTGGGTATATCAGAACAGGCGGAACTCAAACGGCTCGCCCTTATTGCCTTTCATTTCGTTGATGTCGGACTTGATTACGTCCAACTTCCAACTATTCTCGCGTACTTGGTTTTTTATAGTGTCAGAATTACACTCAATAGCCTCAACCTTGACCGTGAGGGTGTCAATCTTGCGCTCCACGATGCCGAGGTGCGCCGTTAAAGTGTCAATTTTACACTCAATAGCGTTAATCCTTTCGTCAAAGTACGCCTTGCTAACGCTGCCGCTGCAAAGGTCTATGACGAAGTTGGCGGCGACGGCGATAATCACCACCGCCACCACAATTCCAATTATTCCTTTCATTTCTGCATAGCCTTTATCATTTCGTTGTATTGGCGGCTAATCTCCGCCGTGAGTTCGTATTCGTCCGCAAAGGTCTTTTTGAGGATGAGGCTGACACGGTAGTCCGTGAGTTGCCACCCCTTAGCCTTGCAGATGCTTTTGATTTTATCGGCATCAAAAACAAAAACAACGTTGTTTTGATTTGTTTTTGATGTTTGTCGCGTCGTTTCCGTTTGTTTCGGCGTAGATGTCGATGTCGTAAGATAGTTGCACCCCCTTGTCAACAAAACCGCCAACAAAACCGCCAAAACAACCGTGTAGATAATTTTGATTTTTGACGGTCGGCTTTCGGTTTTGTAAGCCGAAACAACGGGGGAGAGTGTTTCCTGCGTGTACGCCCTGCCGTCGGGTCGCACAATGCCGAGCGCGTTGATTGCGTCCACGATGTACTGCGGCACGTTGCTCGGCAAGGCGTACACGTTGCTGTAAACGCCTTCGGAAATGCTTTTCACCCAGCCTTTCTCAGTGATTTTCTCCAACGCCTGCGCGTGAAGTTTCACAATCTTTTTCGTAGTCAACGGCGGCTTTTTGGCGTTCCTTGCCGCCGTTGTGTCGCGGTATGACGACGTGCTGGATGCTGTCGCGGTGTTGTCGTGATGCTGTGGCGGCGTTGTCGTGATGCTGTCGCATTCCTGTCGCATTTCTGTCGTATCGTTGTCGCAACGTTGTTGTAGGGCAAGTTGAGCGTTTTGCTTTGCGGCGATGATGAACACCCCCAATAGGGTGGAGAAGTCGCGGTAAGGAATTAAGAAGTCCCCCACCCCGACGGCGTGGCTGTCCGTGCCGTTTTCGGAGTGAAACCACGGCTCGCCCTCGTCGGCATACCTCACCGTCCCCACCGTATTGGTTGAGGTGTCGAAGTAACGCTGCGCCTCATCATATCTCATCAACTCTTCCATTATTCCGTGTATATGTATGTTAAAAATTTGTCTTTGTCAAAATTTTTTCCGCAACAACTTGTTCCGCCTTGACCGTCCCAATCTCTGTGGATTTTGATTTTGTCTTTTGTCAGGTCGTACTTCCAAGCAAGGTAGTTGACCAAACATATTAACAAAATTTGTTGTTTGAGGGTCGGACGCTCAACATCAAAATTGCCGTGCAGACAAATTCCGATGTTGGCGGTGTTGTTGTTCAATACGTGCGCACCTTTGTTTTTGTCGTAGCGCACCTTGTAGATGCGGTCGGGGGTGATGTAGTAGTTGTAGGCGAACCCACAAGACCACTTGCGCACCTCCTCGTGGAACTTGTCAATGTCTTTAAGAGACACCTTTTTTGCAAGTTCTACCGCGTCGTGGTGTATGGTGATGGTCAGCACGGTGTCGGCGGCGTTCCCCTGATTGAAACAGGTCGTAACGTCCTGATAGTAATGGTTGACCACCGCAAGGCAGCCGAGCCACACCACCAAGACGACTACTGACAGCCGCCACACAATCCGTACTATTTTCCTGAGCCACTTAACCATTCACACATAGTTTTGTATAGGGCGTTTAGACCGTCCCACCCTTGATTGCTTAAAAAAAGCGTTACGAGGACGACCGCAGCCGCGCCCATTATGATTTTTGCAAACGGCTTGATGCCGTCAATGACAAAATCAAACAGCCGTTTGAGGACGTAAAAAACCACGTTCCTTATGAAAAGGATGGCGAGGTCTATGCCGAACAATGTTGTCAGCACGGGCAGGAATACAAGGGGGTAGTATCCGAACTTGTAGCCTATCCATACGCTGTCCGACATTACGCCGAAGTTTGAGCATACCCACGCGGAGCATGGGAAATACTCGCTGCGGAGGGTGCGCTGTACGAACACCCCGCCATCCGTCACGTCGTCAACGGGAACGTAGCCATCCGCATCGTTGCCGATTGTGTCGGCGGCTATTTCAGAAAACTTCAAATCCATAATTTCCTTTTTTTGTTTTTGATTGCGCAAAAATAAATCAAAATATTTGATTGTGCAAACTTTTTTCAAAAAATATTATAAAAATTTTTCTTTTTTTCGGTCTGCATACGCGCATTTTTTTTCTGTTTTTGCGTGAAAGAGATATTTTTTTATAACATCAAAGGGCGTTTGTCTCCAAAAATGCCGAGAAAACACCAAGCCTCACCCCCACAATGTCATATTTTTTTATCACTTTGCCCTGACTTTTGGAAATTGCCGCCACCGTGTATTTTTGCGGTGTAAATCATAAAAAAATATGTCTTTTTCGATACATACAGCCGAGAACGCCGTGCGCCTCCTGATGATGCAGGGGGAGAAAGAGCCGACGGAGATATGCCGCCGCCTTTTCCACGCCGATATGCTCCACCTCTCCAAGTACGGTCGCAGCATATTGCGGGACACCTACACGCGCCAAGGCACGACACCCATACCGCAAAGGACAGCCGCCGCACTCAGCAACCCCGACTTCGACCCAAAGGAATACGACGGCGACTACTTGTCTGTGTCAGACGTGGAATGCCTGAAAGCGTCCACCGCCGAAGGGACGGCGCAAACGCAGAAAGCGATAGGGGACACGCCCGACGGCTGCGCTATCACCACGGAAACGATGCTCCGCGCAATGGGGGAGGACGATGGCTTCATTGATTACGTCCTTGAACAAGAGGAGTTGGAGCGTTGGCTCTCAGGCAAAACGAAATTATGACACGAAACCCTTAAAATATCAAGATTATGACGATAAGAGAATCCCTGCGGCAGATTAACCTGTTTCCTATCCCCGACGCGACCATTGAGGACGTATGCGAGAAACGCGGACTGACACCCGACGCGACCACGGACGCGGAGACACGCGCAGCCGCATCTTTCCGCCTTGCCACCGCCGACATCTACAAGTGGCTCGCGTTCTGCCCCTCGTCAGTGAGCGAAAACGGCATTTCTTTCTCCATTTCGGAGAGCGACCGCCGACGCTTCCTCGACGAGGCTAACAAGATTTACGGCGAGTTAGAGCCTGACGAAATCTACGGTCTGAGCACGATTACCGACCGCTCGTATATGTGGTAGGGTCTGCGATGAGGCAAAGGAAAGGGGGACACCGTTTGTGCGATGCCCCCCTCGTTTTTGGGCTGCGTCCCCTTAAAACGCCGCCCGATTGTGGGTCTTGCCAAGTACCTAAAATAATGTCTTTTGCATCTGTTCGGCTTTTATGCGCCTGATGGATGCGTCGTAGTATTCCTTGTTGAGTTCAAAGCCGATGAAGTGGCGTTTTTCTCTGATTGCGGCGACCGCCGTCGTGCCGCTGCCAGAGCAGTTGTCTAAAATTACCTCCCCCTCGTTGGTGTAAGTCGCTATTAGATAGCGTATTAGCGAAATAGGCTTTTGCGTGGGGTGGAATCCGTCTGCATCACGGTCGTATTGAATGATGTCGATAGGGTAACGCTCGCCGCTGCTGATTGTCTTGACCTTCTCAAACTTGCCGTAATTCGTGCCTTGTCTGCCTGTCTGACATTTGTACGGCTCAAACCCTTTCCGCATTATGGGGTTGTACGTCGGCAGGTCTTTGTAGAACACAACGATATTTTCGTGTATTTTTAGCGGCATTTTCTTTGCGTTCAAGAACCCCGTGCCGTTTTGCTTCTCCCATATCCATTCATATCGGAACATTTTCGGGTTGCTCATCACCAACGCCGAGGTGAACGGCTGCTGGCTGAACAGCACGATGGGCGCGGACGGCTTGCAGATGCGCTTGTATTGCGCCCACAGCTTGTCGAGCGGAATCACGCAGTCCCACGGGTTGCGGGTCGTGCCGTTATCCGTAGGGCAAGTCGCAAATTATCGCGTCAACCGAGTGGTCGGCGATAAACGACATACCATCCAAGCAATCGCAGTTGTAGATGGAATCCGTCTCGACTTGCCCTACGTTCTTCAAATAGTCTAAATCCTTAGTCATTGCGTTTTATTTAGTCCATTTGCGCCTTGATAAACTTAATCGCCACCTCCACCTCCCTTATACGCTCCATATTGTCGGCTGTGCGGGGGCGCAACTTTTTGAGGTAGAGGATTTGTTGGAGTTGCGGCAGCGTCATCTGCTTGTAAACCTCACTAAGAGGTAATTTGTTTGTCATTTTCGTGATTTTTTGGGGGGTTAACGTCCTGTCGAACCGTAGCCGCCTGAGCCACGATCCGTTGTTCCGAGTTCTTCAAGTGTGGCGACCTGCTCCCATTCGATGTCCTCGCCGTTGGAGAGGGCGATTTGCACAATTTTGTCGCCGATTTCGTAGTCTGAGCCACCGACAACGCGATAATATACGGCTTTGTACTCACCGCGATAGCCTGCATCGCCTACGCCCACACCGTTGGAAAGAACCATATCATCGCCCGACAAAACGCCGTTTTCGGGATAGTTCAGGCTAATGCCAACGCCGTTTGTCAGCATCAAACCCTTTTTGCAGATAGAACTGCGGGCGAACAGAAGGAGGCTTACCTTTTTGCCATCCTTGTCGATAGGCGGAAACGCCAAGTGTATGCCTGTGCCGTAGGTAACACAGCCTTTTAGCGGTGTGTTGTCGTGCTTGGACGTTGCCTTTACGTCCCATCCGAAGTCGTCGTCGTGCGCCCTTTGGGGCATCGTTGCACCCTCTTCAAGGTAAATTTTTACTTTCATATTTGTAGTTATTTAGAATGGCAGCGGTTCGCCTGTCTGCTGTTGGTAGGACGGCTGCTGCTGTTGGGCGGAATACGCCGCCTGCGGTTGCTGATAGTAGGGCTGCTGCGGTGGTTGCTGATACGTCGGCTGTTGGTACGTCGGCTGTTGGTACGCTCCGCCTTGTTGCGGCTGTTGTGCGCCTTGTTGCGGGTGCTTCGTGCAGAGGTCAACCTGCTGCCCGATAATCTCAGTTATCTGCCTTTCCGCGCCGCTTTGGTCGTTGTACTTGCGGTAGGTGAGTTTGCCCACCACGTTGAGTTTGTCGCCCTTGTGGATGTAAGGGACGACACCGCCCATATTTTTCAATACGATGCGGTGGAAGTCGGTGCGGTCAGGGACTTGCTGTCCGCTCTTGGTCGTGTAGCCTTTCTCGGTGGTGGCGAGGCTGAACGTGGCTATCGCGCCGCCGTTGTCAAACGTTTTTACGTCGGGCTCGCCACAGACGTTGCCACTCAGGAATACTTGATTAATCATTTGTCGTTGTGTTTATATGTGTTAATAATTGCTGATGCTGCAATATAGACGATGAACGCACCAAGGAAGATGTAAATATATTCCACGTCCCACGCTTGGGCGGCGTCCTCTACCTCCCACTCCCATTGTTGGAAGTTGGCGAAGGTGTCGTATATTTGTTGCAGCGTGCCTGTCATAGCGTTTTGTCGCTGCCCATTTCGGACAGCATTTTGTTTATTGTTCCGTTTGCTGTTTCTTTCAGAACTACGAATTTGTTAGCTTCTTGCGGAAGTAACTCGCAGTATTTTTTCAAAAACAAGAAATTCTTGTCTTGTATGTTGTTTGTAATGTTCATTGTCCTATCATTTTAAGTTCAACCATTTTTTCGCGAGTTCGTCGGGTATCTGCATCACGGTTTTGTACCCTGCCTTGATGCCCTCTGTCACGATTGTTCGCACCTCTCTGTCCTTCAACTCACGCCCTTCAAGCGTGATGTAGCCGTGGAGGTTTTTGCGCCAATGTGGGCTTTGACGTAAGCCTTGTAAGTTGCAGTCCATTTTTACTCTGTTTTAGTGGTTAGTAATTCGGGGTTGTCATGTATGTTGCCTACTATTTGCAAATAGGCAGATGCGAGAGACAAGTGTTCAATCGGTCTAAATGCACACTTGTCGAATTTTACAACAAACCTTTCAATTTTCGGCTTCCACGGGTCATTTTTTGACTCGCGATATTCGCCTACTACGTAGTCGATGATGTCTCCATCGTATATAGGATTTTCATCACAATCTTTTAAGTCGGCATACTTGCCGACGGTTTCAGGCTTGACCACCGCCCAACTTTCAATGCAAAGTGCGCCGTTGTAAATGTAAGCGTCGTAATCAAAGGGGACAATGATACACTCGCCCTTGTCGTCTTGAATTAGATTGCCGTACACCCACTTGCCGTTCTCGTCTTTACCTCTGTATTTGTTTTGTGTCATAGTGCAAAAGTTTTTAGTGTTTCTTTACACCGCAAAGATATATCTTTTATCTTGATTGTGCAAACTTTTTTCAAAATATTTTAGTTAATTTTTGTTAACGGCTTTTTTCGCCGTCTTTTGAGGATTTCGGCAACAAAGACCGCCGAGTTCGCCTCGAACATAGCCTCCTGAAACTCTCGAAAGACTACCATAAAATGGTCTTTTTGTGCGTAGATTAAAAACATATTGCGCAGCCTTTTCCATCGCGCATAGGTGTATTTTTTTTGAAATAAGTGCTTCACGCCCTCATACCCCGACACTTCGGCGTACTCTGCGACAACGGCAAGCACCTGATAGCGCGGAAAGTATTTCTTCGCCTTGTCGGTGGCTCGTTTCAGCACACCCCTGCCCCACCGTTCCTGTTTCTCGGCGTAATAGCCGCCGCCGACGATGCGCGGAGTGCCGTCCTTTTTCAAAGCCGCCACGCTGCCGTCCTTGCGTATGCAGCGACCGTCTATCTGTGAACCGTCAACCATACTCGCCCCCTTTTTTAGAATAACAAACCTATCCTTTTTTTATACTCGGCTAACTGATGCCGTGGCACGTATAGCCTTTCCGTCGCTGTCTTTGCATTGTTGTACGCAGACAAAGTGCAAACAACTTTTGTCTGCGCGACCGCCACGAAATCGGGCTCGGGCATATTGTATTCCGATATTATCACTAATGGCTTTTGCCTCATCGCCCAATCGTAAAACGCCGCGTGGTCAAAGTCTCCCGTGACATATCCCGCTGCGGAAGAATAGGGGATGTCGCAGTACACCACCGAGTTAGGCGCAATGTCCACATCGTAATAGTTTTCACGCAGACCACGCAGACGCTGTATTTTCTGCCAATGTTCCAACGAATAAAAAGACGTGATTTTTTCAAGGCTGATGAGGCTGCGGATGTCAACGTCCGCCGTGTATCCGTCAAGCCCAAACAAGCTTTCATAAGAACGCGGCAGCGGCATAAACTCCTGCATCTTGGCGTATGCCTCCGCTGTCGGGAACTCCCACTGCGACCGTCCGAAGTAATGCCGCTCCATATTTGTGCCGAGCCTTATGCCTACCTCGCGCTTGGATTTTAGACCTGATTGTTTAAATGCGTCGCAAAGATATTCGCGCAGTTCTTCCTCACGCTGTTTGATTTGCGTGTGTAGTTTGCCCTTGTAGTCTGCGTATGTAAGGTCTGTTTTTAGCACCTCGGACAGATACCAATCGGTGTAGGCGTGTTTTACAGTCTCCAAATGCTCAAAAATCCACTTCCTTGATGCCGACGGACAGCCCATTTCTTTGAGGTCTGACATATCGCCGAAAACCCGCGCCTTGTGCAGCGCAGCCTTGAAAGGTTCGAGTTCCTTGGCGTAAAGATAGTTCTCGCCGTTGCCGCCAAAACTATAACAGAAAAAGGCGATTTCGTCGGTGGTGCGCGTGCGGTCGTACTCCTCGCGGCTTATGAAGTGTTGCAGCCTCTCGTCGGAATATTCGCCGTTTGCCGCCTTGACAAAGCCTTGGCACAAGGGGTTGAGGTCGTTGAATACGAAGTTGCGGAACTTGCCGCTGCGGATTGCCGCGTGGGTGACAGCACCCCCACCTCCGAACAGGTCGTAGAAGTTGTCGGCGTGGGGGATGTTGTCTAACACCCATTCCGCTATCTTGTTTTTACTACCTTGGTAATTCAGACCGTACTTTATTAGCATTTTTGGCGTGGTTTGTAATGATGCGCAAAAATACATCAATTTTTATGATTTTGCAAACATTTATCAAAAATTGCAAAAAAAATTATCATATCAGAACAGCGTCAACTGCGCGTCCTCGTTGGATGTGTCGATAAACATTTTGCGGAATATCGCCTCCAACACGTCCACGACGATAGAGTTGCCCGCGAGTTTGTATTGTTGTGAGTTGCTTATCCCTGCGGCTTGGATGCGGTCTATGTAGATGTCGTCCACGTCCATAAGTCTGAAACATTCGCGAGGGGTAAGGCGGCGGATGCGGTCGCCGTGTTGCTTGCTGAGGATTTTCGGTTGTAAGTTGCCGCCCTCGCAGCAATTGAGGGTGGGGGATATGCCGTCGGGGGAATAGACGCGGCGTGTAGATTCGTGCGCGTTCATATTTGCAATGCTGTCGACGCACTCTATCTGAGGCTCGTTGACTTTAAGCAAGAGCGGTTCTATGCCCTCGTGCGCGGTGATGCAACGGCTTATCTTGTCGCCGTAGGCATCTTGCACGTACTTTCGCATTTTGTATTTCGAGGCGAAGCGTCCCTCTAACTGCGCGTCGGTGTAGTAGAAGTGCTCGGGTACGCCGTCAACTTCGAGGACGTGGCAGAGCCTTTTTTCGAGCCGTTTTTTCTTTGGAAAAAAGAACGGCGCTTTGCCGAGCGCCGAAACAACAAAGAGGCGGTTTCTTGATTGCGGCACTCCGTAGTCTTTCGCGTTGAGGCATTTGGCGTAGTTGGTGTAGCCGTAGCGCGTGAGGGTGTCGAGCCAACGTCGCAAAAGGGGCATAAAGGTCTTGGTGGTGAGTGCAGGGACGTTTTCCATCAAGAGCCATTGGGGCCTCTTGGCTTGGATGGCTCTTTCGACTTTCCATAACAGGCTCGACCTCGTGCCGCTGCCTTTCTCTCCCCCTGCTTGCAGTCCTGCGATGGAGAAGTCTTGGCAGGGGCTGCTGTAAGTCAAAAGGTCGAAGTCAGGCACTTTGTCCCAGTCTATCTTGCTGATGTCGCCGTAGTTTGGAACATCCTCGCCGTGTACCGCGTGGTAGGCTTTGATTGCGTGGGGGTCAATCTCCGAAATGCCGACGGGGACGACCTTGATTTTGTCGGGGTGGGCGCGTTCCAAACGCCGCAACGCCATCAACTGCGAGCCATAGCCCGCGAAACTCTCAAAAACTCTGATTGTCTGCATTTTATATGTTGTTATTTATTTAAAAACTTTACACTTAATCCGTTTGCGTCGATAATGCGCAAAAGGAGCGTCTCGTCGGTCTCAAACTTCGCGTCGAGGATGTGGAACGCATCGACCACCTGCGACATATCGAAGTTTTTGTCTATCACGTTGTCATAACATAGCGAGATAGACGTTATGTGCTTGTTGATTGCGGTTATCCCCGTGTTCGTGCCGTCCACGCCCGCCATATTCGCAAAGCGAGCGATTCCGTTGTCTTGAATGATTAACTGCGAGAGTTTGGATAATAGCCAACACTGCATAAAAGCCGCCACAAGGTTGGCGCGTTCCGTGAAAGCGTGGTGGAGATTGTTGGTAATCGTGCATTTCATAATCGTTTCGTCGGCGAGGATAGGCTGCGCGATTTCGAGGTACTTCTGCCGCATCACCGCCTCGTCGCCTTGGAATTGTTGGTATTCGTAGTTCTTGATTGCCTCCCTGAGTTGTCTAACGTACTTCCGCACGTTCTTGTAGTTGCTGCGATATTCGGGTGTGGTCTCGACTATCTCGATGAACTCCTCCGCCCTGATGTCGGCGAGGATGCCGATGAACATCGCCTGATAGAGAAAAGCGAGTTTCCGCGTCTGCGCTTCGGTGAGCCATTCGCCCTGATTTTGTGCGTTTTGTGTTTGTTTGTTTGTATCCATTTTTTTAAGTGTATTTTTTACACGCGCTAACCCTTGACCTTTTAAGCTGTTTTAGCGCATTAAATTTTAAAGATGATTATTTTATTTGCTCCGCCATAAAAACCGCTAATTTTTGAGATTTTGCGGTAAATATGGGATTTTATACATAGTCACGGATGTCCTTGCCGCTCTCTTTTACTTTCTCAAAAAATTTTATGACAAGTGCGGTCTTGCTTTTTATGACCGCATGCAACTTGGCAATGTCGGTGTCGGCAACGCCAATTGTGACAATCCCCTTCCTACTTCTCGCTGCCACCCTGCTGCATTCACTCTTGAAGTGATAGGCAAAAAGTCTGTTTTTTTCCTCGTCGGTGGGCTTAATCGCCTTGATAGCGATTAGGTAGTCATAGGACATGCCGTGGAAGTCTAAGAACTCGCCTTTTTTAAGCCATGATTGGTAACTCATGTAAATAAGTTTGCGCCGTTGCTCGTTGTCCTCCGCCTCGGTCACGGTCGCTTTCTGCGGAAGTGCTGCTACGGCTGCGGCTTTTTTTGCGTTGTTTTGCGCAGCTATGCGGTCGGGGTCGGTAATGTAGGCGTTGAGCCAGTCCACGATGGCGCACACCGACACGCTGTAAACTTCGCCGTACTTGCCCAGCACACCGTCACCGATTGCCTTTTTGATGTCATACGGCGTAAGGGAGCGAAATTGCTGGTTTATGATTTGGCGGAGGTCTGTGCAGACCATATCCAGCGTTCTCGGTTCTATGGACTGCCCCTTGCGGAAGTATGCGAGGGAGACAGCCTGTCGGAGGTCGTCGTTAGAAATTGCCGATTGCGGCAAGGTATTGGGTTGCTGCGTCGGTTGTGTCGCCACCGCTTGTGTTGTCTGTGGTTCCATTTTGTTGTTCATAAATTTGCGTTAATGTTTCGTATGCTGCGAGTGCCGCCCCTGCGCCTGAGAGTTTGGCGGGTCTTGGCTGCATTGGTGCGCGTTCTCGGTTGTACTTGCCTTCTAAGACCTTGACGAAGTTTTCGGGTCTGAAAAGCCAGTTGAAGTCGGCGAGGAAGTTTTCGGATGTCTCGGCGTTCAGGAACTTGGACTTTGCGGCGTTCTCGATTACCGTGGCGATTGCGTTCTTGCCGTGTTCTCTTGCCCTTGCCGCCACCGCTTGTTGCCGTTTGCCCGTGATGGAGGTGATTTGGTGTATTCCGCGTCCCTGCATCGTGTTGTTGAAAAAATCTTTGAGGGCGTCGAAGTCGATGGCGTCGTCTTTTTTTCTTTTGGCGCAACTTTTCTTTTTTTCTGCGTCGGCGGTCGGGGGTATAAGTGTGAGGGTGTCCGCGTCCTCGTTTTTCGGCTCGTTTTCGGGAATGTCGGTGGGGGTGTCCCCTTGCGCCGTCGTCCCCGACGACAAAGGTGCGTTAGCACCTAAATTTTGATATATATTTTTTTGTTTTTTGTTTATTGTTATATTGTTTATTGTTACGTTGTTGTCAGTCGGCGTGTCACTTGGCGTGTCGGTCGGCGTGTCAGTCTGTATGTCACTTGGCGTGTCGGTCTGCGTGTCGCTTTCCGTTTTTTGATTTTGGTAAGCATCATAATTACAGATAGTTATGATACTATTTTTGTTTGTCGCTTTTATCGAAATTTCACCCGTTTTTTCGAGGTGTGAAAGGACGGTTCTGACGGCACGAATTGTAAGCCCTGTGTCGGAACAAATGGTGCTTAAACTCGTTATCAACTGACCGCGTTTTACGTCATATTTTGCTTGCCATTTTTTGTCCCCCGTGTTGGCGTTGAACACAAGATAGACAAACACCTTGAAGATGTCGGAATTGGATTTGAACCACTCCCAATTCTGCATTTTCCGATGAAGGCATATCCAACCGTTGACTAACATTTTTTTTAGTATTTTTCGTTAGCGATTGCCACCAACTCCGCATTTGTCGCCTGACGATTGCGGAACAGGTAGTCCATTATCTCCGACGGCTTGAAAAACACGGTCTTGCCGCCGTCGGGCTTGTAGCAAGGAATCTGCCGCAGGCTTATCTTGTTGTAGATGGTTTTTTTTGTCCACCCCGTCACTGACATAAGGTCGGCGACCGTCCATACTACTTTCGTGTGTATTTCCTCTGTCCTGCCCATAATCCCAGTTTTTTAATGATGTTGATTACGCCTTGGGGTGTTTGCACGCCGTCGGCAAGGCGTGTTTCTGTCTTTGCAACATATTCCGCTATGCGGGAGGGGCGGAGCGTCGGGTATTGTGCGCGCAATTCGAGGAATTTTGTTTTTATGCGCTCCCTGCGTTTCTCCGTTGCGATTTCGCGCCTTGTCTTGATGTCGTCGGGGATTGCCATGCCGATGCTGTCAGGCGTGGGTGTTTGGTTGGTTTTTTCGTCCATTTTTCTGTCTGTTTTTTATGTTATTGTAATATTTTACCTATGACTATTAATGCCGCGCCGATTACCACTAAAACAAGGGCAAGACGTGTTGGTTTTTCGTCCACCACGGTCGCGGGCGAGGGCAGCAACATACCCCCACCGAATAGGGCGAGGGCGATGCCGCCAAATTGGAGAAGTGCCGCTATCATTTGTCGCCTCCGTCTTTTACGTCCATAATGCCGCAGCAAAGAATGATGCTGCAAATTATAAAGCCGTACAACCAAAATTGGTTTATGTAGGGCGATGCGTCGATTGGCAGGTTGATGAGTTTGTAGCCGAGGGCGAGCGTGCCGATGCCGCCAAAAATCAATTTTTTCATATTCAGATAGTTTTAAGCGTTAATAAATTTTTTGTAGGGGTATGCTTTACGGTCGAACACTATGCTGTCAGTGTCGGCAGTGTACCTGATGCCGTGGCGTGTGCCGTCCGCGCCGATTTGCATAGAAAAAAACTCGTCCGCGTGTGCCTTGCAGAACTGCGCCACCTCCGTCCGCGTGTTGCAAAATTCAGAGCGTTTGTCGTTGTCGAGGTAGAACTTGAAAGGGTCGGTGTGGTATTTCGCCTCAATTTTTTTGCATGTGAAACACTTTAACTCGTTGTCTCGATTGAATTTAAAACTAAATTCGTAGCGATTGCCCTTGTCGTCGAAAATGTCGTCAAAATCACGGGAGAGATTAACGGCATTGTGGCGGTAGTTGTTTAGGCAAAATTGAAACAAATGAGCCACCAAACCCGTCTGCGTGTATTCTTTGTTGTTGTGCCTGTACATGATAGCGATTTTTTTAACGGTGGTGGGGGCGGTTGTGGATGTCCCCACCACCGTGGTGATTGTGTTACAAGTTGAGCAACTGCATTTGCGCAATGTCGTCCATGTATCGTGGGTCGTTGCTAAAATTCTGCACGATGTAGTCGTACCACGCCTTCGCATTGTCCGTCTTTTTCTCGTTGTAAAAGGCGTACAACTTGTTTTTTGCCGTGGCAAAGTCGTACTTAGGCTGTGCAGGGGCAGCGGTCGGTGCTGATGCAGGGGCGGCTTGTTGTGTCTTTTTGCCGCCGTTGCCGTTGGAGAAGGTAGCGTCAGGGTCGAGTTCGGTTTGCAGACCGAGTGCCATGCCGAGCAGATAACGCTGTGCGTAGGTTATCGTTGAGCCGTCGGATTTGATGGCTTCGGGATTGTTTGCGAGCCGAAACGGGTACATAAGCGGCTCGGTGCGCTCCCCCGTCACGGTGTCCACGAAATTAAGCGCAAATACGCGAAAATTCGAGGCGAGGAGCGGCAGGGTGTGTTCGTTCAAAACCGCCGTGATTTCGTAATCGAGTTGGTTCTCCGCAAGGATGGGTGTCACCACTTTGAGGATGGCGGTGAGGGAGGCGTAGTTGATTTTTTTGCCGCCACCGACTATTGCGTCGCTGTCCTTGCCTATCACCCCCACCGCGTTCTTTACGGCGAGGATTTTGGCGGCGAGCGACGGCGTGGTGGTCGTCGCTGCCGCAGGTGCCTGTGTTTCTTTTGTTGCCATATTCGTAAAGTGTTAAAGTGTTTAACTTCAAAAAAATTGCCCCTTCTTGCGTCACGGGCGGGGCGTGACCTGTGCCGCTGCACATCAATCCGTCAGGGTGGAGAGTATGCGGTGCAACCAGTCCCCCGATTAGAGTTTTTTGCGTGGTTCTAATACGACTCCCACATTTTTTTTGTGAATTAAAATTTTGGTCTTATCTTTGCACCTTATTATTAAAAGTGTTTTAATATTTCTTTTAATTCACTTTGCAAATGTATAAACTTTATACGTAACCTACAAATTTTTGTTTAGGTTTTTTAGTTAATTAATGTTAATTACCTATAAAACGTTTATTATGAATAAGTTAGAACGAATAAAAAAGGCTGTAAAAATGGCTGTTGCGCTTGGTTATGGCAAAAATCAGGCAGAAATAGGGCGATTGTTAGGATATAACAACGGCGCGGCGTTTTCGCACGTCCTAAATGGCGTTGACAAAATGCCTACTAATTTTATAGATAAATTACAAAGTGTTTTACCTACACTAAATATAGAATGGATTGAGACTGGGCAGGGCGAGATTTTCAAAGACAAGGCGATACCGCAAAAAACACCCCCCGCCATCCATTCCGCTGGCGACGTGGCAATGTTCAATTCGCAGATTAACCACGACAACCTTGCCGCCACGCTGCAACGCCTGACCGACGAGATAGCCGAGCAACGCCGGACATACACGGAACTATTAGCCGCAAAAGACGAACAAATCGCCAAAAAAGACACGCAGATTGACCAACTTTTAAAAATCATATCAAAATGACACTGAAAGACCGCATCAACAAGATAATAGACCTCAAATCCAACGGAAACACCACGCACTTCGCAAAATTGACGGGGTGGTCGTGCGAGACCGTCCGCAACGTCAGACGCGCAGGAACAAACAACGTTACTCTGATAACAGACTTGCTCCGCGCAGTGCCTGAAATTTCCGCGCGTTGGCTGCTGCTTGGAGAGGGCGAGATGCTCCGACCCTTCGGTCTTGCCTACGCCGAGGGCGAGTTCCTTAAAAGGCTTGCGCGCCTTGCCGACATAGCAACCCTTGTGCCGCGCATGGACGCCGCGCAGTTGCGTAAGTTTCAGGTAGCCGTAGCGCAGGGCAACTTCCCCGACTTCACGCCTGACGAAATCGCCGCCCTGAAAGATAACAAGCGATGAGGCGAGGGTGTGGGGATAGGAAACAAAAACGGCGGACATTTCACAACGCCGCCGAAAAAATCGCTTCTTTAATGTAGCAAGAAACACATCTTAACACTTAATACTCTAAAAATCTATCCTTCCCTACTGAAAAATGAAAATGAAAAACTTTAACGATGCAAAAATACACAATTTATTTGAATTTGCAAACATATTCCACCTTGTCTATCTCCATAAGCCAAAACCTAATGAGGTTGTAGAATTGGGGGAAATTGCGGCAAATGACGTATTTGTAGCCTTGTTGCTCCACCGCTGCCTGCCATTCCTTTTGATGCTCCGACTGAACCCCGTCTTTTGTTTTCATTTCGATACACAGACCGTGGTAGCCTCGGCTCGGGTACAGGAACAACAAGTCGGACACGCCCGCCACAATGCCCTCTTTGGTCATTATAACCGCCGTTATGCGGTCTCTCTTGCCCCCATTCGGCACGGAAAAAAGGAGTGGTCGCAGGTCTTTGTATTGCAGCCTGAACCACTCCACACACTTCTGCTGGATATGGCTTTCTAAGTATCTTGGCATAATTCCTTTCTTTACGGCTGCAAAGATATATATTAAATTTTGATTATGCAAAACATTTTCAAACTTTTTTTTGCATATTTTTCTTCGACTTAGACCGCCTCATCAGTCAGTCAGATTAACTGCGGTATCTTTCCGACCGCCTCGCGTTTTGACTTGTCCACAACCTTTGCATAAATCATCGTCGTGGCGAGCGACTTATGCCCCAACAGCTTCTGTATCGTCGCAATGTTTACATCAAGTTCTAACATCATAACCGCGAATGTGTGCCTTGCGGTGTGGAACGTTACGTGCTTGCCCGTGATGCCCGCCGCCGCCGCCCAATCCGACAGATAGTCATTCGGGCGTGTCCGCATCTTGAAAACCTTGTCCGCGTCCCCCCTGCGCTCCCCCATGAGTTCCACAGCCTGCGGCGTGATGTCGAGCCATTCGCGCTTCTTTGTCTTGTGCTGCCTGAACATAATGCGCGTTATCCCGCCCTCGCCCATCTGCACGTTGCCCCACGTCAGGGCGTTGATGTCGATGCAGCGCAGCCCCGTCAGGCAGGAGAACAGGAATGCCCGCTTGACCACCTCGGCACGGCACGGCGCGGCTGCAAGTCTGCGCACCTCGTCCATAGTCAGGTACTCGCGCTCGGTGTCCGTGAGCGCAAAGCACTTTACCGCCGCCACCGTTTCAAGCCTCATCTTGCCCTCTTTCACTGCCTTAAAAAGCGCGGTTCGGAGTTTGGCGAAATAGATTGCCTTCGTGTTCCGTGCAATGGGCAGTGCGCCGATGTAGTCCTTTATGTCCGACAGGGTGTCCGCGCCTATGTTCGCAAGCCTCTTGCCGCCGTACTTCTTCGCGATGGTGTTTATCAGTGTGCGCAATATCTCCGTCCTCTTGCCCTGCGTCTTCAATTCCTCTCTGTACGCCCTGAGATAGCCATCGAGCGTGGTCTTGTCGTCCGTGGACAAGTCATACCGCCGCCGCTCCACCTCAACGGTGCGCTGCGACCTGATTATTTCCGCGAGCCTCATCGTCTCCGCGTTCTTCTGCCTGTCCGCCCTTGTCCGCTCAGGGACGAGGTAGAGTTTGAGGAACTCATAGCACCGCTCGCCGTCTGCGTAGATGTCGAGATATAAGGAGCGCGAGCCGTCCTTCAACTTTTTTTCTCTAAGCCTAACCTTGTCTTTCATTTTCTGTTTCAATTTCTGTTTTAAAAATTGTAGATTTTCGGGTAACAAAGGAATAACAAAAATTTTAGAAAAAAAAGGAAAATAGGGGAAAAATAAGGAATAAAGCAAAATTAACTGCAAGAGCCTAAAAAGGCGTTTTATTCCCTTTGTATGTCGTTTTGTTCCCGATTGTCTGAACGAAACAAAATTTATAATAAAAATTGTGCTTTTATTGCAACTATCTATACATCAACATATTACAACAATCAATTTTTTGTCAGTAACAAGGGGGAAACAAAACGGCTTGCGCTATCTAACATTAATTACGACAAAAAAAAATATGAATTTTGTTTGCAAAATCAAAAGTTTTTTTGTATATTTGCGGAAACAATTTAACACAAAAGTTATATGGAGCAAGATAAATTACAATCTGCAATAGCCTATTTCCACGGTCAGGCGGAAATATCACCATTCGCCGCCGAGGTGGAGGGGTATCTGCAAGAGTTGCACGACCTCAAATTCGGCGACAAAAAGCCGTTGAAAGTGTATAAGTTCGTTGGTGATGACGATATACGATGTGGCGACGGTCTTGCAATCGTCGCTGCGGAAAACGACAGCCAAGCGTGCAGACTGATGGATGATGCGGCAAAGGGCGACATCACCGACGCGGACGACAACGACATCCAACATCTTATCAGTACATTAGATACGATTAATCCTATTGAAATTCCGTGCCTGTCAGCGTCGTTGTCAGAGCCGACAATCATTGCTATACGCGCATACGAGGAATAAAAAATGAAGGTATATATTATGTCGGCGACAGAAAAATATTATGGCAATATGTTCATCGCCGCTGAAACCGAGGAACAGGCACGAGGTCTAACGAACAAAGGCAAGGGGGTATTCTCCGACGATAGGATAGTCGTAGAAGAACCTATGCTGTCGGCAAACGTGGACACGCCGCGAATTATAGCTGATTTGATGTTTGTCCGTCAATAATAATCCTTGCAACTTTTTTGCTACATTTGCGGAAACAGACAACAGCATCGGAAGAACCGTTGGTAAAACCTTTTGGTTAACTCCTTTTCAAATCGGGACACGTAGAGTGAGGGAACGTTATTCGAGTTCGAGTAAACGAGACCCGCATTCGCACCGTTATTCGTGTTACCCCCAAACAACAGACCGCGAAGGGACGGCGTCGCCGCCCGACCAACCCTGTTAACTATATTTTACATTTTGCGCCCCTTCCGAGGGCGTGGACGGTCGCCGCCTTTGGGCTGGCTCCGACGCTTTACGCGACAAAGCAGAGACGCGAGCCGACAGCCGGATTCGTATACGTGGGAACGTGATGCGAATTCGAGGAAACGAGACCCGCAGTCGCACCGTTAAGCGTGTTACCCCCAAACAACAGACCGCGAAGGGACGTACTATCTATATTAACGTAATGATAGTCGTGATAGTATGTGTCCGCGCTGCCACCGACTTTTTTTGCCGTGATGTCGCCGTACTGCCCAAAGTGGATTTCCTTGACGTAACCGTTGCTTCTTGCTTCGTTGCCGACGGAGCGGTAGTTTGAATAAGAAGTTGAGGAAAACAGCGAGGGACGGCTGCAAGCATAGACCGCGCTTGTGCCGCTTGTCCCCGACACTACGTTGACAAGTACGCCGTCCGTCCACTTCCAAATGTGTCCAAACGGGTTTTCTATGCCACGGTAACGAGGCACGGACACAGTTACAAGGGTGCTGTTGTTTGCGTCCTTGACGGCGAGGGATTTTACGCCTGTGCCGTTGCCGAGTTCGTCGGTGTAGCCGCAGGGGACGATGGGATAACGACCGTTGTAATTATTCCACGATGTGTCGTTCCAATCTGTTACGCCCGCGCCGAGACCGCCTTGGTGGTAGCCGTTTGCGTCCAAATTAGCGTTAAATGCCGCCTGTGAATTGAACGTGCAATACTCGACCGCGAAGAGCCAAAACAGCCACTTGTGCGCGTCGTACACATTGCAGTTCCACCGCGTGTCGCCGTTATTTCGGTTGCGTGCGTAGGTGCGAAAGTTGGTAAGGCTGATGCTTGTTGCGGGCATACCGAGTTGGCTGCGGTACGTGCCGTCCCACGCGGATTGATTGTTTCCGCCACGGTAGTCTGCGGTGGTGTTGACGATGCTGCAAAGTTTGTTTGTGGAGCGTTGGAGCGATGCTTCGTATGCGCCGACGTAGTAGCGCGGAATGTGGGTGAAGCCCGACCGAGGTGTCGCCGAGAGCCAAACGCGGTTGATTGTGTTCGATGCGCGTGTGCCGTCGAACTTTATCCAATGTTCTGGGACGCGCACCATCACCTGTCCGAGCGAGCCGTCCCTTGTCGCCGAAGTCCAGTCGTCGTAGGGAAGCTCCATAACCTCGTTGCCGAGGTCGTCGAGGATAACGCCTTTCATCTCCGACTGCACTGGTAGCAATCGGTGCGCGTCCTTGTCGCCGATGCGGTGCATCACGTCGTTCACCGTGTCGAAGTCGATGCCGTAGGGGGCGAGTTTTTCATATATTTTACGTCCTGTTATCATAGTGTAATGTTTTATTCGTTTGATACCGTGAAAGTTCCGCTACTTGCAACGTTGCCGTAGAACTTGCCGCTCACAGCATCGTACATTCCGCACTCGTCTGCCTGACGCGCTATGCCATTGCCGTCCAAAGATGCGGGTATTGCATGGAGTAGCCGGCAGGGGGTGAGGTTCATTATTGTAGCGTTGTTTTTAATAAAACGGAAGTAGGCACATTTGACATTATTAGAATCAGCATAAGCAACAAATTCAGAATAGAACAATCGAAATTCTTTTGAACCTAACGCTCCCTTAGTTACCTGATGGGAATCCCCATTTATAACTATTGTATTCGATTGTGTGCTGATAGTCACATTAGTGGCTGCGAAAGGATTAATATTAATCTCAGATGAGTTGTTGGCAACTCGTAGCCCTTGATAATAGTCCACCGTCTTGCCAACCATTGTATTTCTTCCATCATCTGAACCAGAGCCAAAGCGTCTCCAAAACAGACACTTCCTATCAGACAAGTTATCTACTTGCGTTTCCCAATCTAAGTCTTCATTAAGATTATGCAGTGTGTCAATATACGCTGTCCCATCCCCCATCAGCCACGGGTACGACGCGAAGTCGTCTCCCTCGACGAGCCGCGTGAGTTCCTTGCCGATGCGCACCGTGCTGACATCAACGCCGTTGCGGACGATGCGCTTAATCTTGTGTCCGTTGTAGTATATCGACATAGCCTAATAGATGTTATCGTATGTAAAATATACTTGATTCTGCACCACCGTTCCTGCTGTTTCAAGGTCGGCGTAGTCGTCCTCGGTGATAAGGTTCTGCCCCACCCACTGATTGCAAAGGGTGTTGATGTTAACGCCGACAAGCCGCTGATTTGTTGCGTCCCACACCATCACCTGTCCGTTGCTAAGGTTGCCGCTCTCATCCCTTGTCGCTATCGGTTCGAGCGTGCCACCTTCATCTCCAATACGGAATACACCCGATGCGTCTGTGCCGAACAGCAAGTCGTTGCTAAGACCGTCGTAATTCTCGACTTTCGTGCCGCTTAACGAGCCGCTTGCAATTGCCGTCTGCGCACCGTCGCGTAGCGTGATAAAGTTGTTTTCGGACTTGATGTTTACGATTTCCTCGACCGTCTCCTTGCCTGTAACGTTTAGATTACCGCTGACGGAGAGGTTGCCCGACACCGAGCCGTTGCCCGTTATCGCCGTGCCGCTTGACGAAACCTCGACCTTGTTGTTTCCGCTCTGTATCTTCGTGTCGGTGTTCTGCGTGTGCCTTTTCGACACCGCGTCGGCTGCATCTGTTGTCGCAATCGAAGTCGCCGCAACCTTGCCGCTGCTGTTGCTTTCGAGGATTTTCGACGCTGTGAGGTCTGCGGTCGTGATGCTTGTCGCAGCACCCGTGATTGTCGCTTGTTTGCCTTGTATTGCAGTCTCCGCCGCCGTCATTCGCGTTTCGAGGTCGGAAACCGCGCCCTCACTCGACGGCTGCACGTTGATGCGCTGCCAGCCACCCGTGCGAATAACGATGTCGGCTGACGGTGTAATACGCTGCACTCCGCCATTCCACAAGTTGCCAATAGGCTGTGACGCCTTGATTACGTGAGGGTATGAATAGTCGGAATAAAACTCGTTGGACACGACATTGTTGCTCATCAGACCCAAAGAATAATATTCCACACCGTGTTCGTCGAGCCATACAGACGGATAGCCTTCACCACCCGTCGCCGCCGTGTTTATGATTTCCACGCCGTTGTCAAGTTGCACAGCGTCCACATCCCATACGTTTTCGGCATATTGATATTGATGATAAATTACATTGACAATCTTGTGCGCGTCGCCGTTTGCGTCTGCCGTGTACGTTCCTATCAACTGCTTGCATCCGTCCTCGGTTTGATAACTTGCGGGGTACGTAATATAGTATTTTAGACCGCTGACCATTATTTCTCGCATATCTTGCCGCACCTTGAAGTCCTTTGTGATTGAAGTTGCGCGGTAAATGTAGCCGCCGTTTGGGTTTGGATAAACGAGAACCTGCTGACCTGCTGGGATAGTTGCGACTACTTCCCCTGCCGTGTATTGATACACATATCCGTCGGTGTAGTTCGCTGTGGTCGTTCCCCTGTGCTGCACGATTTCGCCATTTGTCGTGCCTTGGTAGGTCGTCAAGTCAACTTGTTTTAGCGCGTCGGGAACGTTGCCGACCGCTGCGTCAATCGCCGCCTTAATGCCGCCGCTCGTTACGGGGTTGGTGCTTGCCGCCGTCGGTGTGCTGTCAAAGGTGAGGGTGTCTTGTTTATTTGCTATCGCCGCCACGTTGTCCTCGTGTCCCTTCAACAACTTGCCGATTGCAACGTTCATACTGTCGCCAATTGCTGGTGCGGAATAGGTCGAAGCCTTGACAAACGCGCTTGTAAGGTTGACGTTTGAGCCGTCGTAGATGTCCACCAAGTCTTTAAGCGACACCCTGATAACAGACTTGCCGCTGGCTACATTGAACGTGAATTTGAGGTAGGGGACTTCCACCGTTACGCCTTGCTCCGCCGTTGTGTATAGTTGCACGTTGTCGAGCATACCGTCCACGATGAACTGCGACATATCCACATACGACACCACCGCGCCGCCCTTGCCTTTCAGTTCAAGATGCTGATTTGAGGAGTTGTAGGCGATGTCGATGGACGAGCCTATTGCGTCGTTTGTGAGGGTCAGGAAGTTGTCGCCTGATGCCACGCCCGTCGGTGGCTGTGTCGGTGATTGCGTCCACGACTGCGAGCGGATAATGATGTCAGCCGTTGCCGTTATCATTTGTGTGGTCGCGCCCAAAGCCGTGCCGAGGGGTGCTGTGGCGAGTAGGTAATGCTGCGTTTCTGCCGCGTTTGTGGCGAAGTCTTTGGAGAGGAGCGTATATTGCGCCCCTGCATAGTATTTCGTGCCGTTTTTGGCGTAAAAGTCGTATATCGCTTGCGTTGTATGCTGTGTCCCCGAAATCGGCAGCACAACGCCGTTGTCGAGGGTAACGGAATTAATCGTAGTGTCCGTCGCGCTGACGCTTGCTATCTGATGCAAGTCGCCCTCGCTGTCGGGTACGTAACAGCCAACCAACTTCGATTGCTCCGCCGTCGGCAGCGTGGCGTTTGTGAATATCGTGTAGGTGATGCCCGACACTTCCGCCGTGTAGTAGGACAGCATCTTTGTTGTCGATGCGTCAACGGTCATGTCAGACACGTACTCCACGCCGTCTTGCATCAATGACACATACCGCGTTCCTTGCGTTATGGTCTTGACGGTCGCGCCAAGTGCGCATTTGTAGGTGTAGCCGTTGACGAGTTGCGCCGTTGTTGCGCCGTTGTGCATCACAATCTCGTCGTCCTCGCCCGTGTAGGCGTTGATGTCGCGCTGTTTGAGAGCGTCGGACGTTCCACCGCCACCCTCGTTGTTCTCCAATACTTCAATCCGCCTTTCGTGGTCGGTCAGGGTATCGGAGAGGTTGGCGATGTCGGAAATTTCGTGTGTGTGCTGTGCCGCCGCCTTGCCGTCGAGTGCTGTTTGCAAACCGTTAACGTCACTTATATTATGTGTGTGGCTTGCCGCCGCCTTGCCGTCCAACGTGGTTTGCAAATTGTTGATTTCGGAGATGTTGTGGGTGTGTACTGCCGCAGCCTTGCCGTCCAATGCAGCCTTGACACCGCCCGACTTCACGGGATTTGAGGAATTGGCGGTCGGCTCGTTGTCGAATGTCAGCGTGGCTTGCTTGCCGTCGAGTGCGGTCTGCAACCCGTTAACGTCCGCGATGTTGTGGGTGTGCGCTGCATTTGCCTTGCCGCTCAATGCGGATTGTAATGCGCTGATTGCCGCCTCGTTGTTTCCGCAGCGTTCCTGCAATGCGCTGATTGCCGCCGAGTAGTCCTCGCCGCTGCCCGTAATCACAGACACCGCTATCTTGACGCTGTTTCCGTTGCTGTCTATGCCATAGACGTAAGCACCCGTCACTGACGTTATCGCCGTACACTCCTGCACGAAGACATTAATTTTTTTATATTCTACCGCCGCCGCCATTGTTATAGTTATAAAATTTTAACACATTTTTAATGTTTTGATGTTGCAAATATATAAAAAAATATCTATGTTTGCAACATCTTGTAGTGAAATATTTGTTGTTTTTAAGCCTATATTAAGATGTTTGATTGTAACCGCTCTGTCTCACGACGGGGCGGTTTTTTTATTTTGTCAGTGGTGTGCCGCCGTCCGTTGTAAGCACGAACTCCGCCTCATCGTCCGACAGCACCGCCATAGAGTAGCGGTTCACCACCGTAAAGGTCAGGGTGAAGGCTATGCCCGCGTTTCCGCTGTTTAGTTTCAGGCAGACATCCTCGCAGGTCGCGGATTTGTAGTAACAATCAATCATTTCCGAGAGAGAGCCGACGAACAGACAGCGCAATTCGGGAGCCACGATGCGGTTAAGCAACGTGTAATAATTCCTTACGCAGACGGGCATAGATGCCGCACGAATAAGGCATTTTACGCTTATCTCGTTGCTTGCTATCTGAATAGTGCCGCCGCCGTCATACACCGCACCATTCTCGCTGTTATCGTCGATTGTAAGGCGTTGTTTGACCTTTCCTTGCTGCCTTATCTTGTCGGTCGTGCCGTCCAAGACGTACACGCCGAACTTGTCGAGACCCTCGTCGTCGAGCGTGATGCCGCCGCCGCCAAGATGCCACTGCGGAACAAGGAGCGAATTTGGAGAGTATGGCTCGTCGTCATAGAACGATATGCTAAAAGACTGCCATTTTTCGCTTGTGTGTTTCAGGCTGTTACTATCGACACGCAGGACGATAAACACGCCCAAATCGGCAAAATTCCATTCAAAATTTGCCTTTGTTTCGAGATGCGCCATAAACCGCTCGTAGCCGTCCAAGCCGTTAGCGTGGAAGTTGAGCGTTACGGTGCGTTTTGACAGCGTGGGGTTGTGCAAGTCCGCCTCTATGTAGTCGTGCTCCGCCCAATCGTTTGTTTTAACCGATTTCAAGGCGGGAAACTGCAAGAGCGACTTGTAACTATCAGGGGCGAGAATTACCCCCAAGTCCTCCAACGGTGCGCCGTCTATGTATAATTGTGCGCTCATTTCAGATACTTGTTAAAAAGTTCGTCAATTGTCACCTTTCCCCCTTTTTCGTACAGCAACAACTTCATTCTGTACGCCTGCGCCTTTGCCGCCACTTTCAGGTTGTGGCGTTTCTGCAAGTCCTTTGCCTGTTCCGCCGCGCTCATCAGCCGCTTGTACTCGGCGCGGATGGCTTCAATCTGTGTGTCCTCACTCATTGTCTTTCAGTGATATTAATTGCCTTAATAAACCGTCTGTCATTTCGCCGTCTGAATAGAACAGCATTTTGAACATCTCGAAGTACACCGCAGCCGCGCCGAGGTGGTAGTTCCTTGCCGCGCCGTCCTCTGTCTGTTCAGACCTCGCGATGCACTCCGCGTATTCTCGTTTAATGTGGCGTTTTACCGCCGCCATTTTTGTTTTTTCTGATATTGTCATTGCTTGCCAAATAAACGTTTGTAAATTTCCGAGTATGCCTTTAACAGACAATCCCACTTGTCCGCCGACACGCTGTCGTGTATCGTCTGACTTGCAATCATCAGCCGCTCCGTTTCCTTTATCTGCAAACGCAAATAAAGTTCTACCTCTCGCATTTTGTCCGCCATTTCATGCCTCCTTTTTTGCCTTGTAATCATTGCAAGATTGTGAGCCGTATTTCCGCGTTTCCTGATACAAACAAGCATACTTAATTCGCCGACCATCACGGTACGGATAACGGTTCGCGCAACCCTTGCAAATGTCGTTCTTTTTGTTCATAGTCTTATATTTTTTTATCAGTTTTTGGCGTGATGTCTCCAAAATCTCCGAGAAAGCACCAAACCGCCAACCGAAAATGTTATATTTTTTTATGATGTAGCATCTTTCAATATGAAAATCTGCAAGTCGAAGTCACCGTTGTCGGGCGTTTCGACCGCAAAAGTCCAATTGGAAGACCGCTCGTCCGTGTATCGCGGTCTGTTCACGTCGTTATAGTGCCAATAGCGGCAGAACGCGGAATACCTCGGCTGACAGACAACAAAGCCGCTGAACAGAGAGAAGGCGTTGTACCAACCGCCGACACCGACCAAGACGCAGTCATTTTGCGGAGAGCCGACGGCAAGGGTCATGTTTCCGCTGCCGACAACCGCAGAATAGAACGTATCAAACGGCACGTTGCCCTTGTACGTCTTGTTGTTTTGCGTCATACTTGCGTTCCACCTTACGCGCCTGTTCGCGCTCCTGAGCCAAATGCGCCCCGACCATATCAATGTCGGCACAAGACCCGCGACGGGTTGCAGGCTAACATATTTCAATTTCTTTACCCCCTCCATGTTTCCGCTAAAATGCGAGAACGAGGGCTGAATGTAGGACGACACGCGGTCGGCTGCGTCTATGTCGGTGGCAACCTCTATTTTTTGCCTTGCGAACAGCCGACGGCTGTCTATGTCGTAAGCGCGGAAAGAGGTCGTTGAGCGCATCGCCCACGTCGAGAGGGTCGTATCCATGAAGAACCTGCCCTCAACACCACGGAATAAAAACGAGCCGTCCGCAAAGAACACTATTTTCGCGTCAGTGAGGATTTTTTCAATGTGGCTGAACACCTCGCCCGTGTTCGGGTCAACATAGTCTATCACGGTCGAAATCGTCAACTTTGCGCGGTTTCCAATCCAAAACCTGACAAGCCGACGGTAGAAACCCTCGACTTGCTCGCCGAACAGCACGTTGCCGCCCGTAAATCCGCCGTAGTTGCGGTCGTTTTCCTTGCCGATAACGAGGTCGGACGTCAGCGCACCGTCTTTTATGTTGATGTTGCCTTGTATGACGTTGTTTACAAGGTCAATAAACGTGTTTGTATCATTGCTTACAATCTGCGACAGCCGAATTTGGCTGCCTGAAATTTCCACAGACCCAAAGACGTTTGAGTAAGACCGCGAGCCGTTCACCTCAGAGTTCAGGATACCACAAAGGAAATAGTAATATTCAGGCGTGGACTGCGGCAGGTAGGTGTCCTCCTTGATTTCGACAAGTTCAAAGGATGCGTATATGGTCGAAGGCTTGTACTTTCCTATGTATTGCGAAACGGCGCGTGTGTCCGCCTTGATGTATAGGTAGTAAGGCGACTGCGGATGCTCGGGGTGCAGCCTTGATGCGCCGTACAATCCCCAATAGGGGAACTCTCCGTCCGTGAATTGCTTTACCTCGCCGTCATTGCCGCCGCCGTCGGGGTTGGTGTAGTAGCGGTGGCGCAGCACAAAGTCCGTTGCATCCGCACCCTCGCCGTACCTGAAAGGCAGCACTATGTCGCCGTGCGCCTCATCCCATTGCGGGTTCCACGATTTTACTTCATAGCCGCCGTCGGGGACTTCTCCATCCTCGCCAAGCGTACCCGTGATGATACCAAACTGATATTGCAGCGACTTGTCGCCGACAAGCAACTGCATCGTTTGGACGGTCACGGGGGATATTCCGCTTGTCCAATAGTTGTTAATAGTCTCCCCCCACTCCTGCAACGCCTTCTGCGTTTCCTCTTGGTCTCGGAAACTGCGCCTTTGGGCAAAGTTCATTGCCTCGGCGACCTTTGTGTCGGTGTAGGTCTGATTTTGCGCGATTTTCTTTAATTCGCTACTGATGCCCTGCGACACGGTGGAGTTCGAGAGCGTCAGTTCGGGCGCGTGGGGGTTCGTAAGGTAGGTTTTTATGGAGAGTATGCGGAGCAACCGCCCTGCGGAACAGAAGGCGTCGTCCTTGAAGTTGATATAGCCGCCGAGGACAAAATAACGCTCGATTTCGTCCCACTTGTTGACGCTCCAAATGGGGTCAACCGTGCCGGAGAACTCGACCTCAACCTCGGAATGTTTGTAAAGGTAGTGGCAAGCCTCCAAAAGAAGTTCACGCTCCGCCTCCTCGATATACTCATTTGGCAGCATTACGTGAAAAACGGCAAACTCATCGCCGACCTTGGGAACATAACCCGTGCCGCTCTTGCCGTCCTTGTCGGTCACGATGTTGGGCGGCTCTTGTTGGTCATAGTAAGGCAGGTCGGGCATCGTGATGCCGTCAATCTCGGTGGGTTGTATCAGGAACTTGTGCGTTGCGGGGTCGTAACATTTGCCGTCGCCCATGTCCGCAAGGTTGAACTCCTTGCCCGCCAACATTCCCGTATTGAATACGATTGTCACCTGTTCGCCGCCTATAAGATAGTCGTTATAGTTCACCTCGTTGGCATCGGCGAAGATGTCCCAAAAACGGTTTGACATTTCCGCCACCTGTTCGGTGGTCATTGTGGAGCGGTCGCCCGTGTAGCCGTGCAGATAGACGGACGAGATTGTCAGCACCTTGTGGGGGTAGATGTCGGTGAGGTCGGTGCTGTCCTCATAGCCGTTGTTTATGTAGTCCTGCGGTCTGCGGTGGATGCCGAAGCCGTCCGCGTCCGTGGTAACAACCATTGAAGTCGCCATTATGCCCTCGCGGACAGAGGGAATGAAAGCGTCAACCTCAGCCTGAGAATACACCGTGCCTTTTTCGGTCGGCTCGGTCGGTTGCACATAGTAGAACGTGCCACTCCTCGGAAGTCGGAGTTTGTTTGCGTGGAGCGTCTGCGGTTGTCCTTCTATTACCTTGTCGTAGGTGTAGGTCTGCGCGTTTATGTTGCGGTCGCCGCCCTCGACCCACAGCACGTCAACCGCTTTTTCTCCGCTGTTTTGGCGCGATACGCCCGTCAAAAAGCCTTTGCCCTTGCCGTACTGCAAAGTGTTTCTGTCTGACTTTATTTTGTTATATTCCGCCTTGCGTAGATTGATAGTATAGCCGTCGGTAATCTCCCATTCGGTCTCAAAGAGTTGCGCAATCTGATTTAGCGCGTCCATTAGCGTGTTATGGCTGAAAGACGCGGTTTTTTCCGCAGATTGGACGCACTCGCCCACCGTCCACGTATTGCCGCCGTCGCGGTAGTTCATATTGTCCACGATGTGTTGGACGTACTCAAAGGGCTGCGCAGTCAAGGTGAAGTTCAGCCGACCGTCAACCATATTGCGGAACTTGTATGAGTTTAGGCGTTTTTGCGGTGCTTCAAAGGTCAGGGTGTAGTCGTACTGCCGCTCGTTTACTTTTGTGACTGCGCCGAGTTCAAGCAGTGTATATTCGCGGCTGTTAAAGGAGATGTGACAGCCAATGGGAAAGTCGTAAAACTCCGCCATCGAGAATTGTAGGACAATATTGTCGTCGCCCATAATCTCCTGATAGGAATATGAGCCGTCCGATATTGCGGGCGTTTTTAACACCGTCCGCTCCTGTCCTCGTCCTGTGTAGATTTCTATCTCCATATTATTTAAGCGTACACGGTTTGATTTCGTGGCATTTGCCCCGATAAACGCACTCTTTTACCATAAACTCCGCCATTATGTGGTCGTGGTCTCTCATCTTGTCTTTTACCGCCTCCCACACCTTGCGCGTTTCTGCGTGTGCCTTTCCGCACAGCCTTTTGCGGCTGATGTTTATGAGTGCCTGCGCGTTGGCGGAGATAAGGAGATTTACGGGCGCGTCTTGCGGCAATTCGGAGCGCGGTGTCTGCGTTGCCGTTCTGTCCTCCCTCGACGTTGACATATAGTAGTTTACGCCTATGAAGTGGGTGCGGAAGTGGTTCGCAACCCAGTACGGCACACCCACCAGCTCTATGTGGTAGATTTTCTCGCGTAAGGGCGAATGTTCCGCCATTAGCATCGTGCGCACCCACTCCTCTGTCGCCGAGTTTACGACCGTGGTCTTGCCGACGGTGTAAAGTGCCGCCTTCTTCACGGTGTCCCAAGTGGTAATATCAGTAATTTTAACTTCCATAATCTCAAAAATAAAAATGGCGGCGTTGCGACGCTCATTGCTGCCAATGTCTGCGGTTGATTCCGCCCGCCGCCATCGTGGTTTATCTCCGTGGTTCGCCAAACGGCAAAACAACGCCGTTTTTGGGCGTTTTGTCCTGTGCCTCGACCTCTGCGCCCTTGATGATGAATTGCGCCAATTCCGCCCGCATTTCAGGCGGCAGAGACATAACATCATACAGGACGCCATCCGATGCCTTGACTAATATTTGGACTATCTCCATAATCAACCTATTTTTTTTCGTCCAACTTCTCGCTGATTGCATCAATCAACGCCTTTGCGTCATTGTCCTTTGCCGCCTTAGCCAAGAACTTCGCCACCATCTCCATGTTCGCACGTTCCTTGTCCGAGGTGCGCTCATAGATGCTCTTTAATTCTATGATGCACAAGAAAATAGTGCCGACAAAGGAAAAAAACGGCATCTTTACAACATCAAAGCCGCCCTGCCAAATGCCGACCATTTGCACGGCATCTATGACCGACACGACGAACATCATATTGTAATACTGCCCTATTTTCCTGACGGTCTGCCGCAGACCTTTCGACGACCAAATGAAGCCGTCCTTCTTCGCCTTGCGCCACCCCGCCACAAAGTCGGCGATGATTGCAAGGAATACTGCCGCATAAAGACCTGCAAATATGATTAAATGCGGCAAAATTACGTTTATAATGTCTCTTATCATTGTTTTTGTTGTCTTGGTTGATGAGGCTGTAAATTAGCCGTTTTGGGTTGTTTCCGTGGTTGTGCCGTCCGTGGTGTCCGTGCCTGTCGTTTCGGGTGTTTCCTCGTTGTCAGGCTCTAAAAGCGCGTCCAACTTGTCGTACATGTCCGCCTTGCTCTCGAAGAAGTCCCACTTTCTGCTGCCCATCGTGTAGTCGTTGTTCTCGGTCTCCGACGGCGAAACATTCAGGAACACTTCGCCGCTGCGGTATGCCACACGGTTAACGATGCCGTGGCGTATGCGTATCTCCGCCTTTTCCGCCCTGACGCAGAACACCTCGTCGCCCCTCTCGAACTGCTCCGAAATGCGCTCCATCTCGTCGAACTGACCGTCCACCTTGTCGTGGTCTGCGCGTATAAGGTCTGTTATAGTCGTGTTTTCTGCCATTTTTCGTGGTTTTATTGGTTAACGTCTGCGCAAAGTTAAGGGAAGAAATGCGGCGTAAAAAGTTAGGATATTTGCCTACTTGAAAAATGTAAACAAATTAACTTTTTTTAACTCAAAATGTTTTTCGATTTATGAAACATTTTATATATTTGCATCGTTAAACAAATAGAAACAAAAAAACACTAACACTTAATATATAGGCTTATGAAAAAGATACACATTTTTGAAACGGGCGACGCATCAGTCGGCATCCAAGGACAGACCATTGCGACGCTTCAAATTGAGGACGAGTACATAACTCCAATATTAGAGGAGGAGGACGGCTTGTCAAATCTTAACGAATTTGAAAAAAAGTTGGCACAATTAGTAGAACAATATTTTGGTGCTGACACAAAAATAGACGTTGAGGACGACATCACCCCCACGCCTGATTGGTACTAACTATCTAAAACATCAAAGAAAATGAACACGAACAGAACAAAATTTTGCCGCAATTTGACGGCAGCCGAGCGCAAAGAGTTAAAAAAGGTCGGCGAGATTGACGGCATCGACAACACCGCGCCGTTGCTGTCTTGGTGTCATCAGAAAAAGACAAAAGACCGCGATTTTGACAACGCAATATACTTCTTTGAGGTATGGGCAAACTGCCTTATGTTGGATTACGTTGCCACGGCGGGCGGCATCGTGATTGTCATGCAGACGGCGGGCGGCGTGGAGAGGCTGTACCACTTTGAGGAGAGCGAATACGCCGAGGCTATCGACTTTTACAACAAGATGCAGGTGGCTCTCGAAAAAAACAACAATTTTTAACAAAGGAGGCAATTATGCACGAAGTACCCCCAAACTATTTGGTAGAGGTTGAGCCGTTTGGCACTCTACTTCGCAAAGAGGCTGCGCCTAACGTACACAGATGTACGGGCTGCGTCGGACTAATAAACGCTCCCGTAGCCTCCGCCCACTTGATGTAGCGAGTGGTGCAGGCGAGGTTTGGCACTACCCACATATATACGCAGACAATTTCCTTGAAAAATGGGGCGCAGAGGTCGAGCATCACAATGCTGTCCTTGCCTGTCGCCGAGTGGAACAGCAAAATTTTGTCTGTCTGTTCCGCAATCCTTTTGATGCAGTCTGTCGCTTTACTCATGTTATAATGTGTATTGATTTCGGTGCAAAGATAGGGGGCGGGGACGGATTGTAAAAGTTGCTTTGATTGTGCAATTAATTAACATCTTTTAAGTATTTTATTTTGGTAGATTGTAACATTTATAATAATTTTGCGTTATAGAAAATAGAAAACAAAGTTACTAACTTAAACACTTAAAGAAATGAAAGAAGTTGACAATATCAAAAACGTTGATTTTTCAAATTGCGGCGGCGTATTGGATATGCAAGAGGCAATTTTGAGCGAATATTTTGGCGACAGGTTTCGTGCCGACGCAAACGGTACTTTTGTAAACCGCACAAACCAAAATTATTATTCTGCAACGACCTTGCAACTTTGCGACAAAGAAGATGCAGAATGGCATTTTCAGGGCGCAGTCAAGGGCGGTTTCTACATAAAGACATTGTAAACCACGGGCGGCACACCACCGCCCACAAAACACAAACGAAAATGGCAAAGAAACAAATAAGCGAGGATTACGTCTTATTTAAGACCGCCGAACTTCTGAAACAAAAGGGGTTTGACGAGCCGACAATAGGCTATTACATCGCCGAAACATCGCAATATATGGGACAGACCTTCAAGCGAGGCGAGTTTGCAGAGTCAATTTCAAGAGTTCCGTGGAATCACGGCATCAAGGAGACAGGCGTACAACACCTTGCCGCCCCTACTGTGCAAATGACTATCGAATGGCTGCGCGTGAGGTACGGTCTGTTTGTTACCGTAAAATTCGACGGCTGCACCGACAAGACACACCAATATTATTTCACCGTGCAATGGGTGGGAGAGGGCGAGCCGACTTATGCGCGTGAAAAATTAGACGGGCTTGGGCGTTTTCTGCGGCACGAAACGCCGTCAGACGCTTACAGAGCCGCAATAGACGAAGTATTAACCAAAATAATATAAACGTACGGCGACATCTTGCAAGACGACGATGATTGGAAATTTGTCGTATTTTGGAATGAAATGTATATGGAGTGGGCGTACCGCCGTATTGACACGGGACAAACGTTTGCCTTCGCAATGTCGTCACAGGCACTCCGCCACTTTACGGTGGTGGGCAACATTCACGACAACTCCGAAATGTTAACCGCTAAAACACTACAAGAATGTACGATATACGAAAGGAAATAATCAACACCCTCGCCGTCCTGAACCTTAACCGCTCGCAGTTCTGCAAGAAGTTCGGCTTCGACCTGCCGAACTTCTCAACATTCCTCAATGGCGGCAACACCCTCGGCACGGACAAGATACAGCAAATTTTCAACATTCTCGCCACCGAAAAAGAGAAGTTGCGGTGGTTTGAGATAACATTACTTCTCGCTAACGGCAACCGCCTGAACGTGCGCGTGGAGGCGATAGACGGCGACACGGCAATAAAGCGCATCAGCCGACAGCCTGAATTTCTGCAAATGCTGCATCAACTGGGCGACGCAGAAATTATCAGCACGACATTCAAGGAATTTAAACCGCCGAAACTTGACCCTAAAAACTACGTATTGCAGCCGTCCGAGGACGAGGGCTGGTGGGTAGTTACGGACACGGTGCGCAATATCGTGTGCAAGTTCCACGAGGGCAACTTCAACAACACGCAGACGATAACGCCGCTTTTCGACAGCACCGACATCGACGAATTAGACCACGCCACGGCGATGAGGCAGATGGGCGACTTTATCCACGACTACCACAAGGAATTGCTCTAACTCCCATAAAAGCGACCGCCACACGCAGGGGACACCCCTACAATGTGGCGGCTTTCCTTATCTGTGTAGATACGGGGTTTTCCCAGGCTTTTTAGAATGTGGATGATGTTAATCGGCTGCAAATATACAAAACCCTTCCGCCGTTGCAAAGTCGCAACAAAACGCAGGGCGCGATATGTGCCAAGACAGACCGCGCCCCGAAACTCTCACCGTTTGCGGCGGAGCATCTTTAACAAGGCAACTTGTACCATTTCGCGGTACAGCCTCATCGTCCCGAATGTAAAGTGCAATCAACTTCCTGACGTCAGCAAAATGATTACAGGTATTTGTAGTGCTGTTTTCCGCAGTTGCACTTGGGGCATACCGCCTCGGCGACCAAGGGGTACATTCCCTCGCCTATCTCGCCCTGAATGTATGCAGATTTCTCGCCGTCCGTGGCATACCCGAACCGCTCGCAGATGTGCGCCGTCAGGTGGTTGATTTCGTGGGTTACAGTGTTGAACAATTCGGCGTAATTGGTTGCGTGTGATATGGCGATGAGGGAAAAGCATTTGCCGCTGTCCGTGAATATGTAGCCCGTGTTTGGCTTGCATAAGGTTTCCACGGCGTTCCGCGCCCTCTCACGCCCCGCACCTGCCGATAATATCGCACCCCACACCTTGTCCAAGTCCTTGTCCGTGTTGATGCCGCAATAGACCATCACCCACCACGGCTGCGGTATTTCCTTTTTTACGTAAAAGCCCTGTTCTATCATTTTTTTATCTCCTTTTTTACCATACTCCAAAACTCTGTTTTTCAGGTCTTTGCGCCGTTCTTATCTTTTTATTTGATTTTCTGCCACAAAAAGGAAAATAAAAACCGCCAAAAATCTGATTTGCAGCGTTTTGTTTAACTTGCCTACAACTTGCCGAAACGTCCAATATTGCGTCCAATTCCGCCGCCTTTTTGGACGTATTCTTGGTCATTTCAAACGGTTACAAAATGTCACCGTTTGAATTAGATGTAGTTTTCCCAAAATATTGGGACACGCATCGCGCACATTTTCGCCGTGAAGCACTCCAACACCGCCGACGGTGTGCAGTCGGGGTCGCAGATTGTCTCCTCGACAAACGCCGCCCTCGCCTCATCGGTCTTTAATGACTTGGGGTAGTCGGCAAGCGACATATTGTAGAGATACCACGCCGTGTATTCCGCGCCGTCGGGCAGTCTGACATTGTTTTCTTTCAGGATTTCGCGCACGTCCGCCCATTCCACAGACTGCAACTTCTTCAACTTGCCCGTGGTGGGGTCTGCGGTCTGCATGTTGCCAATCGCCCACTCCGCCAACCGTTTCGAGAAGAACCCGTGGTTGTTGTCCTCATAGGCTGCGCGCCCCTCGCTTATGTATTCCTTCATTTGATTGCCATATTTAAAAAAAGGCGGTCGGCACACGTACCAACCGCCCCAAACATTTAACAATAATTATAATTGAAAAACAAAAAAGGACTTAATTACAAGTATCGTCCCGAGCCGCGACCGCTGCGGAACTCATCGTCTTTCTCCGCCTCGCAGTCCTCGAAACCGTGCTTGTAGCCCTCGCGGTAGCCGTCCTCGTAGGACATCATTCCGCTGTTGTTGCGGTAGTAGCCGCCACCGCTGCGCCTGCGCCTCATCTCTTCGCGCATTTGGGAACGCATCTGCGACTGACCGCCCTGACCGTCCCTGTCAACAAAAATGTAGCTCATAGTTCCTTATGGTTTTTTGGGGTTCTCACCCGTCAGTTTTTTGAGCATCGCAAGCATCTGCGCGTTGTCGGTTTCAAGTTTTGCGAACCTCTTGGACATATCAGAATAGCCTTTTTCAAGGTCGGAAATGGTCTGCGCCTGTTTCTTCTCCTCCGCGTATTTGGGGTTCAAGACTTCAAGCATCTTGTCGCCCTCGGCTATCATCGTCTTGTGGTATTCCACATCGCCCAACGCCTTTTTGGACTGAGAGATGAGGCTGTCAATCACCGAAATCATAGCGTCCCGACTGCCCGAAAACACCTTGTCGCCTGACTGAGCGACCTCGACGTTGAAAGGAATGTCCGTAAATGTCTCGTCCCTGCCGTCTATTGTCGCCGTGACGTTTATTACTTGCTGTATGTTCGTGCCGTTGAAAGCCGTGGGGACGGATTGCGCCTGATACTTCGGCTGCGGCTGCGTCTTTGACTTCACCGTGCCGATTTGCAGGGCGGGTGTCCCCGACTTCCTAAGCACATAGAACGGAGAACCGTTCACTAACGAGTTGAAATCCATTGTTATTTACTTTGTTTAGTTGAGTTTAAGCACCGCCGCTTGCCGCCGCAGGTGCCGTCTGTATCAGTTGCAGTATTCCGTTGTACTTGTCGTTGAAAACGAGCAAAACGCCCGTGCCTGACAAGTCCGCGACCGTTACAGCCGCGCCGCCAAAATACGTGAGCGGTCTCGTCGTGCCGTTGAGCGTCAGGCTGACGGGCAGCGTCCCCGTCGTTCCCGTAGGGATTGCGCTTGTCACCCTGACCACGAACAAACCGACGGGCGACAAGGGTCTGAAACCAAGGGCGAGGTTAACCGCCGTGTCAGACACAAGCACGTTTGTCGTCGGGATGTACGGAACGCCCTCCGTGTTTGCCGTTATGATGTTGTTACACGCCATATTTCTCACGTTTTTAGGTTAGAAGTTGTAATAGTTGCCGTTTCCGTAGCCGTAGCCGAAACCGCCTGTGTAGGGGGTGTTGTTGACAGCCACGAGGTTGGGGTATTGGACGGGGACGGTGTTGGGCATACGGTTCTCAATTTCCGTCACCTTGTTGGCGAGTGCCGAAATCTGCGCGTTGAGCGGAGCGACCGCCTGACCTACCACGCCCGCGAAGTAGTTGTTTTGGTTAGCCTGCGAAATCTCGCCCGAAAGTTTGGTGTTTTCCGCCCTTGCAGCGTCGAGTTTGTCTTGCAGCGTCTGCGTCTGCATCTCGGACAACTTGTTGAGGATAGCCTGAGTGTTGGCGTTTCCGCTGTTTTGGAGGGTGTTGGTCTGTTGACAGATTGCGAGGGTGTCTGCTGCGCCAAATGCCGCCACCTGCTGCCCCACGCCGTTGATTGCAGACTGCAAGGCGTTGGTCTGATTGCAGATTGCCAACTTGTTTTCGCAACAGCAATTTGCGAACTGCGATGCGAGCGAGGAATTGCCCGCTTGGATTGCGTTCTGAATTTGCAGTGTTGACATTCCCTGCTGCGCTGCGAGGGTCGAAAGGCTGTTCTGTACGTTCTGCACGGCAGCGTTGACGGTTGCGTAGTCCTGACCGAGCATCGTCGCAAGGTTCTGAATTGCAGACCTTGACGCTTCACCGTTGCCGTTTATGGCGTTCATAAGAAGTTCACGTCCGCTGTCGTTGTTGAGTTGGTTTGCGAGGTATGCGCCGTTCATACCGTTGTTTCCGCCGAAGCCGAAGCCGCCGTTGCCCCAGCCGAAGATGCTCGCGATGATGGCGAACCCGAACAGGTCGAGGAGGTTGGTGTTTCCGTTGCCACCGAACAGACCGTTGCCGTTGCCTCCGATAGGAATGGAGAAGGGCAGTCCGCCGACATTTCCGCTGTTGCCTCCTCCGTCGGGGAGTTGATAGATTTCTGCCATTTGATTTTAGGTTTAAGTTGGTTTTATTAGGTTGATAATGTTGCTTGCAAGCGGTGGCAAAAGAACAGCATAAAAGAGGGGCGCAAAAGTCGGAGCGCGAGGGGCGGCGTTTAAGTTTAAGGCAAACACAAAGTTACAGCGAAAAAAAATTTATTGTTGGTTTTTCTTTTGTTTTTGGCGATGTTTTAAGGTTGTTGATTATTGCATCAATACAGACAAAAAACACCCCTAAAATCGAAAATCTTAAAACATCATTATATATATATGTAAGTCAGAAACAAAGAAAATACAAAATATTTTCAAAATTTTTATCTTTATAAAACACTGATTTTAAACAAGTTGAAAAATATTTTGTAAAAACCTACAAAAATATTTTTGATTTTATGAAACATTTTTAATAATTTTGCGTTTAAATAAGTACAAACAACAAACAAAGTAACTAACTTTTAAAACACTTACTAAAATGAAAACAGACAACACAATGCCGAGATATACGGCGCAAGAGATTGCAGACGATTTTTTCACTGATGGCGTATTGTGGGACGTGTGGGGTCATTCGTCCTGCATTGAGGGCGACAAACTCAAAGTAACAACCCCCGACGGTGTGTCTTATTACGACATCAACAAGTAAAACAAAGGAGGCAATTATGTACGAAGAACCACAAAACTATCACGAAGTACCACCAAACTATTTGGTAGAGGTTGAGCCGTTTGGCACTCTACTTTGCAAAGAGGCTGCGCCTAACGTACACAGATGTACGGGCTGCGTCGGACTTACAAACGCTCCTATTTGCCACATACTGAATTGCCGCGCAACGGCACGAAAAGACGGCAAAAATGTAATTTTAGTGCCGTACAAAGAGGATTAACAACGGGGCGGCAACGCCCCACAAAAACAAATAGAAAATGAAAGCGAAACATTTAGTACGTGGTAAAGACACCGTGACAGGCGCGTGGCGGGTCGGCTATCTTGTAATGATAGACGGCAAACCGCACATCATAGAAAACCGCGACATCAGCGAGGTGGGACACCACTTCCAACAAGATGGCGACAGACCAACGTGGGTTGCCCCCAAGACGGTGGGCAGCATTGCACCGCGCCAAGACACCGACGGCAAAAACGTTTTCGAGGGGGACGTGGTGGAGTACACCGACGAAATTTATTCATTCCGCATCCGTGCCTTCGTCGAGTACGGCGAGTTCAGGGCGGACAATAGCGACGGCGAGTACGCGGGCGCGAGGGTGTACGGCTGGCACGTTTCGCTGATTTCGGCGACACCGCCCGAATGGGACAAGGAGGCAGAATTACCGCAATGGTTGAGGGTGCAGAGTTTGCTCGAAATTCCCGACTTCAAGGTCGTAAGCAACGAGTGGGATATGTCCGTTAATGCCCCCGTGGGCGGTATGAGCCAAAACACGGCAGAAGAACTGATTGAAAGGCTCGGCAAGGTACAGCGAACAATGCAGAAAACAGCAGAGAACGCGCTCCGCTATATCAACAACTATTAAAAAGGCTGCAATTAACATTTTTTTTACAAAAATAATTTGATTTTTGTTTTGCGAAATCAAATTATTTGCTTAAATTTGCAGCATAAAACAAGACACGATGGCTTAGTTTAAGCGTCCCAAGACGCTATATCCGACGAGTAGCCTACGGAGCGGTGCGGAGACACCGAGCAAGAGGCGAAAGGGAGACGAAAAAACGCCGCCGAAAGGGTGGACGATGCTGTGCGAGCCAGCAGCCATCACTAACAAAAAAAACAGACGCTATGAGAGTTCCCAAGCATAAGACCTGTGCCGCCTGTCTGTGGTACGCAGCCGCCAAGCAGACCGCAAACGGCGTTATTGACGGCGAGTTTTTCTGTCACCACGCCGCGAACAGCCACAAAAGCAAGGGGTGGGGCGGTCGGGTGCATAAGAACGACCGAGCGTGTGAGAATATGGAAAAAACTAAAAACTAAAATGCTATGAAAAAGATGTTTTATCAGGTAACGGTGGCAGCCCCTACGCTGCCCGACGGTTACGACGAGGAGACAAAGACGGGACAGATGCTTATTGCCAACTATGACAATTCCGCGTCCGTCTATGCAAACCTGAAAGCGTTTTTTAATGTGGCGATACCTGAGCCGTCCAAAGACACCGCTTTTAGCATCGTAAGGCAAATAGTAAACATTGCGGACAAGGCGTTCAAACCCGATTTTGTCGGCTGCGACGTGGACATTCCGCTTTGTGGCAGCCAATACAAGCGAATACACTTCAAATGCACACCCTTACAAGACTACTAAACGCTATGAAAAAATGAAACCCAAACTATACAGAAAATTCCGAGCCGTTGAGCATAAAACCTACAAATTCGTGTACGGTGCTTATGTCGAGTACATCGACCAAGACAGACCCGACGAAATCATAGAGGACAACGGAACGGTTCACAAAGTGGCAAGTTGGACGGTCGGCGAGTTTACGGGTTTTGTTGACGGTTCAAGTCCGCGCCGTGAAATATACGACGGCGACATCTTGCAAGAGCCTGACCACTCCGACACCTACGTTGTCTTTTGGGACAAGGGCGAGGGGCAGTGGGCGGTCAAATTCCGCGATACCACAATGCCGCTGGCAAGGTTGCGCCGCGCTTATGGCTTCGTCGCCAAGGTAATCAGTACGACAACAGCAGACATAACCACAGAAAAATGACACAAGACCACCCCGACATAATCGCCGCGCTTAACGAGACGGTGGCAAGGCTGACAGCGGAAAACGCCGCCAAGGACGCGCAAATACAAGCCTTGCAGGACAAACTCAACCGCGCAAACGACGCTCTCACGCAGATGGTGGAGAGCAGGAAAGAATATTACGACGTATAAACATTAAGACTATGGCAACAAAAAGACCCCTATTCTCCAACGGCACGGAGTTTATGTTTTGGAGTTCCCGAAACTGCGAACACTGCCACAAAGCCGTGCAATACAACGAGGGCAAAAACTATATGCCCAAGTATCGGTGCGCGATACAGCGCGACATCGAATTTGCGGCGATAGACGACGGCTGCGGCAACGATAGGGCGTACAATGCCGCAAGGTCGCCACGCTGTCCCTACTTTGTAGAAAAGGGCAGCGTAAAGCGGAAACGAGCAAAAAAGAACGACACACAGCCGACGCTGTGGTAAAAATATTGACACTATGGAAAGAAAAGCAACTAACGAGTGGGAGTTTCGCCGAATGTGTGCAAACATAGACAGCGAGGACGGCAAGCAAACATAATAGTACATTTTAGTTTTTTTGGCGGAGGCGTTGTAAAACGCGCTCCGTCTTTTTTTTGCCCCGAAACAGCCTTATTTTTGCGCCAAAAGTACGACAACCTATCAAACTCTCAATACGACAATGGCAGCGGAAAATTTAGGCGAATTAGAGGCGGGCGTGAAACTCACCCCCGACACCTCGGATTTTGATAAAGCCTTCGGCGATACCATATCAAAGGCAAAGGCGCAACTCGACAGCCTCAGCGGTCAGACCCTCACGCAATTAACTAACAATTTCAAGGGGTTTGCGAACTCCGTGACGGGCGGTCTCGACGCTATCAACGCGAGCATCGCCAAGGTGCAGAGCATCGCATCCCTCGGAATATTAGGCGGCGGCTTGGCGGGTCTTGTGCATCAAGTCTTCCAAACTCGCTCCTACTTTCAGGATGCAGCCTCATCAATGAAAACGTTTCTCGGCGATGCGGAGAAAGGCGCGAAGTTCACCAAGGAATTGCAGGACTATGCGTTCTACAATATGTACGAATTTCAAGACCTCGTGGGCGCGTCGCAGCAACTCATAGCCTACGGCACAAAGGACAGCAAGGAGATAATCGGCGTTATCGACCAACTCTCCAACATCGCCACAGGCACGGGCGCGTCGCTCAACGGAATGATAGACATATACAACAAGATAAAGGCGCAGGGCAAGGCTAACGGAATAGTGTTAGACCAATTGGCGAGCCGTGGTCTTTTGGTGAAACAGACACTTAAAGACATGGGCGAGACGGTCAACGGCAACACCGTAACGTTTGAGCAATTCCAAAAGGTTTTGAAGCACGTCACGGACGAGGGCGGCATGTTCCACAACCTTATGAAGGAGCAGTTGAACAACCTGTCGGCGAGCGCGGCGCAGTTGTCGGACGTGATGACCAATATGTGGAACGAGATAGGCGAACAGGCAGAGCCGTATATGAAGGAGGCGATAGATTTGGCGGCTATGGTTGTCGAGAATTACAAGGAGATTGCGGCGGTGCTGTTCGACATAGCCAAAGCGTATGCAATCTACAAGGTGGCGGCATCCGCTATTGAGTGGAACAAGAACACGATAGCGGCGGAGCAGTTCGAGATGGAGAAGGCAGCGTTAGAGGGTGCGACGGAGGCGTTAGAGGGTGCGACGGAAGCAACTGAGGACAACGCGGAGGCAGACATCAAGGCGCGTGTCGCAAAGGGACAACTGACAGAGGCGCAGGCAAAGGAACTTATAGCGATACAGCAAGGATTGGAGAAACGCAAGCAGGAGTTGATGTTAGTGCAGCGTCAGGCGACGGCGGAGGCGACGGCGGCGGAAAAGGAGATTGCAGCCCTGAAAGCCAAGATAGCGATGCAGGAGCGGTCGCTAAAAATCACGGGTGACTTGTCGAGGGCGTCAGAAATCAACGCTATGAAGACGCAGGTGGAGACGTTGGAGAAAGGGCGGCTTGCGGCGGCTGAACGTGCGGAGAACGCGCAAAAACAGATTTCCGCAATCAATACGGCGAGGGATGCGGCGGCGCAGGTAGCGGATGCCAACGCCACAAGCCTATTGACAAGGGCAAAGTTGGCGGCTGGGGCAGCAATCAAAGGCATAGGCAGCAGCATAATGTCGATGATAAACCCCACGGCACTTGCGACGGCGGCAGTCGGTTTCCTTGTTACCAAACTGATTGAGATGGCGATGGCGGACACCACGTTGGAAAAGGAAATGAAGAAACTCCGCGACATTGAGAGCGAGTATTTCAACAACGTAAGGAAAGAGCAGGCTACGCTTGATGAGGCTTACGGCAAGACGCTTAACCTGAAAGAGGGAACAGAGGAATACAACAAGGCTAAGACTGATTTGATTAATCAGTATAGCGAGTATCTGTCGGGTCTGTCAGCCGAGGAGACGAAGTTAATGTCCATAAAAGACCTTTACGAAAAAATAACGGTTGCGATTATGGACAAGTACAAGGCGCAGGCGTTGGAAAAGGCAAGGGACACATTCGGACAGACGGTCGGCGACGCCAAGACAGAGGCGATAAAAACGATGTTTACCGAGCTTGACAAGGGAACGGATGACGTTCAAAAGGCGGCTATCAAGCAACAAGCGGACAAGATGTTCGACGACTACATTGCAGCCACAAAGAAAATAAAGGAAATACAAAGGGAGAACGCTATGATACAATTTAGCGACCCCGACGCATATAGTGAAAACTTACAAAAAATGAGGGTGATTGTTGACGAGTACAAAAATACTTATCAGAATTACTTTGACTATATTAAAAAATTCAAATTAGGCAATAAATTTGCCTTTGACTACGAAATAAGCAAAGCCTTTTTTGGAATATTTGAATCTGACAAAAATGCCGCTACGGACTTTATCGACACGGAGACTGCGGCAATGAAAGCCTTGTCAGATGCCGAGGCTATGTTTGCGAACAACTGGAACAAGGCGACAGGGGGCGGCACTACCCCCGAAGTCCCCCCCGCAGCCCCAAGGATAAAAAAAGCAAAGGAAGAGGACAAAAAATTCATTGAGGCTTATGCAAAACTCGTTGAGGAGCGAAACAAAAAAATAGCCGACATTGAAAAGGAATACGGCACTTCCGATGAAGTCAAACAGTACAAAATCCAACAAATTGAAGTCCAATATGATTGGAAAATCAAGGATTTGGCTGCGGGCAACGGTCTGACTGAAAAACAAGAGCAGGCACTTGTAGAGAAATATGAGGCTGCCGCAAATTCTGAACTTGACATTGCAAAGGAACAGTACCTCAAAATCAAAGATGAGATTGCCAAATATCAGAAACTACAATCAAACATTCAACTCACCGACAAAAACGCAAATCAGGCAGAACTGGACAAGAGGATGGCGACATTCAACGCCTACACTAAGAAAATAGCCAGCCTAACGGCGGAAATGGAGGGCTATGAAGCTGTCATCAACAAGTCTTTTGATAAGACTGATTACGCAAAAAAAGCGTCAGCGTACACAAAGTTTGCCGAGGATTATTCCGCCAGCCTCATCGCTGTTAAGGCGAAAGAGGTGGAAATCAAAAAGAAAATAGCAGACCTTGACAATCAAGCAGCCAAAACATCCGACACGGATGCATTGGCTGACATCAACAGGCAGAAGGCAAACGCGCAGACAGAACTGGACAACTTCAAGATAGAGCAGGAAACCAAACGGCAGATTTTGGTGGAGGGGTTTGACGGCACGGCGACCGACGTTACCGACATCATAAACAAAATGATGGAGCAGACGTCAAATCTGACATTTGACCAGTTGCAAAAGGAAATTGTCAAGGTAACGGGGAAGCTCCGACAACTGCAAGCACGGCAGCAAATGGGTGAGGATG